AGATGCTATCGGACGAAAGACCCAAGCTATAAATACTATGGTGGACGTGGTATCAAAGTTTGTGAAGAATGGCTGAATATTGAAAACTTTGAGAAGTGGGTATCGGAAAATCCCTATTTTGACGGGGCAACTCTTGATCGAATTGATAGCAACAAAGATTACTCACCAGATAATTGCAGATGGGCAACAATGTGTGAACAGGACAATAACAGAAGAAACACAATTATTGTTACATGGAACGGTGAAACACATTCATTAAGCGAGTGGGCGAATATTACTGGAATCAATAGAAGTACATTGGGCAACAGATATTGGAGAGGAGATCGAGGGGATAGATTGTTTGAGGAAAGGAGATATAAATGTCACGCTGTATAGATGCTGATGCACTAGAAAAAGAGGGATGGAGTCTGCATAGGACGATACGAGTGGACAAGTATACATCGGAGTATCAGACAAAGCCACTTAGACAAGTTCCCACCATCGAGCCAGAACCGCACTGGATACCGTGCTGTGAGCGGCTACCAAAAAAATCGGGTCAATATTATGTAACTGGTGGAGGCAAGGTTTGGATTTGTGAGTTTCTTATCATTCCAAACTTTACAGGTGGATGGTGTAACGATGTTGCAAATCCTGTGGTGCAAGCATGGATGCCGATAGAATTGCCAGAACCGTACAAGGAGGGTGAAGGATGACGCTTGGAGAATTGATGTTGGCAATCCCTCTTTGGGCGATAGCGGCTATTGAACTGCTAAAGTATATCAACGAAAGACAGGAGGGTGAATGATGACGAAAGAAGAAGCAATCCACGTAATCAATCAGGTAAGGGATGTTATTACCAAAGATCCGTCATGGATGGAAGAGGCAACGAGAGTGGTGAATGAAGCTGCGGATATGGCTATCAAGGCTATGGAAGCACAGGAGTGGATACCATGTAAGGATCGTTTTCCGGGACAGGAACAAAGGGTTTTGATTAATCTAAGTGATGGAGACACCAGTGTAGGGTGGCTATTAAGGGGGAATATATGGTTTACGGATTATTCGTATGGTAAACCAGAGGATGAGGTTGTCGCATGGATGCCGTTGCCGGAATGTTATCGGGAGGGTGAAGGATGAGAAAAATCATGAAAATAATCGGAATTATAATTCCTTTTTTTGTCGCTTTCGCAATAATTTACTGCGCTTACATTGGCGAAACAAGAAACGTGTCGGTTTTAGCCTCAACGTTAGCAGTATATGCGGCAAGAGGATACCTGAATTGGGGTGATTGAATGTACGAAGAACGATTCAAGCGTGAGTGTGAAGAAGTCAAACGCCTTGGTGACCAAATTGGGTATGGGAACATGATGACGATCGCATCTGCATTGTGGGCAAAGATGCTGATAGATGAGGGATGGGGCGGTGATAGCGGAGCGTTTTACCCGACAATCCTGTCCAACATGAAACCGGGAGACTTGACTGTACATTCCATGAGTAAAAGAGCGAGTTATCTGGAAATGTTTAAGAGATGGGGGTGGTGATTGAATGTCAGTAATCGTGAAGGGCATGAAGAAGCCAACTGAATGTGCCAGATTTGAAGGCGGTGAGTTTGTCCACTGTCCATTTGTCAATACTGACGATGATTGCATACTCCAGAGTAAGGTTACAGGCTCATGGGAAGATATGTATCAAAATTGCCCTCTTGGCGCACTCCCTGACAAGCACGGCAGGCTTGGCGATTTGGATGCGCTGAAGGAAGATTTGCGAATGGGAAAAGAGTGTGACAAAGATTGTCCAACAGATTGGAAGGCGTGTCATTACGATAGGGTATACGCAAAACAAGATTTTTGCATATGGCTTGATGATGCCGACACCATCGTAGAAGCGGAGGATAGCGAATGAGTGATTTGAAACCGTGTCCGTTCTGTGGAGAAAAGCCAAAATTAAAAGAACATATTTTATGGAAACACAACTATGTTGTACATTGCACCAATGATTTTTGTTTAGTAGAACCTTGTACGAAGCTTTATCCTAAAAAAGAACAAGCAATAGAGGCATGGAATAGGAGAGTGAATGATGGACGAGATTGATGAATTCTTTGCGAGTTTACCGGAAGGTCGATGCAAACATTGTGAGTTTTCAAAGTGTGTTGTGGCAAACGATCAGTGGATGTTTCTTGGGTGTTGCCATGAGCCGTACCATGGTAAGTGGGTTAAGGAGATAGAACATTGCCCAAAGGAGGTGAAAGCGAATGAAGTATGATGTAAGGATCAAGTTTGACGACTATGGAGTAACTGAGATAGCCTCTGCGGATAAGGTTGAACTGCTTTCGGTCGGTAACGGCGTGTTGTTGGTCATCAAGGGAGATATGAATCACGGCTACAATCTGCGAGACATCATGATGTACACGATAAGGGATAGGGAGGACGAGGAACTTGAGAAACTATGAGTAAATTAACGCTTGCAATAATGTTAATTATTTTTCTGATGGTATTGATTTTTGATCCTAAATGATGTAAATTAAAAAGAGGTAAAGTAGATGGCGATATTAATTACAGCTATTATTGTAGTTGTCGTATTACTATATTGTACACTGATAGTTGCATCGAATGATGACGATGCGAATGGGAGGGGATAATATGAAATGGTTAGATAAAAAAGAAGTCAATGTAGTTGTTGCTGTGCTAAGAGCTATTGGTCTCGAATTGAATCGTTGCTATTGGAATGAGTACCAGGACAATTTGATTTCGCCGTTTGCAAATACAGGCGAGAAATATAAATGCGATGTATTTACTGTCCATGCATACGATTGGATCGACGACAACGAAGATAACTTCGTATATCCAAAAGATGATATGCATGTACAGTGGTATAAATATCTTGGACGAGGAACAGAAGTTTGCGTACCGGATGACTGGACAATGGACAAACTCCCGGCGATGTTGCAAGATTGCAAGGAAGCTATTAGGAAGGATTTCGGTGAGGGAATTGATTAAAACGCTATATCCAACATTCCGCCGCTGGTCTGATAAAGGATCTGTGTGGTTGGTATCTGATACACATTTCGATGACCCGGACAGAGAACTGATGGGGTACGAAGTTTCAACTGAGGAGCATTTTCAATACATCGCTGCAATGTGCCACAAAAATGATACGCTGATCCACCTCGGAGACGTTGGCAATAAGGAGTATTTCAAGAAAATTAAATCGCATAAGGTTTTGATTCTTGGTAATCATGATCATAACCCAGGATATTACGAGGATTGTTTTGATGAGATATATGATGGGCCGTTGTTTATAGCAGATAAAATTCTACTCTCTCACGAGCCGATACTCGGTGATTGTTGGTTGAATCTCCATGGGCACGATCATTCTGGCTGGATTGTTGGACAGGATGGCAATCATATAAATCTAGCCGCCAACGTGGTTGGGTATATCCCAGTAAGTTTGGACAGTATCATTAAGCTGGGATTTTTGAAAAGAATTCCGAGTATTCACCGAATAGCGATAGACAAACAAAAGGAGTTTGCGAATGAAAAAGCTAGTAAGAAATGCAATTAGATGTAAACACTGTGGCGACATCGTCGAGAGTAAATCAGTACATGATTTCGAGCAGTGTTCCTGCGGTGCTTGCTTCGCAGATGGGGGACTGGAGTATCTGCGCCGTGGATTTAAAACTTCGCCAGACGATGACTATGAAGAATTGAGCGAATATAAAGACGTGCCAGGGTATCATGTTGAGTATTTGTACAAGACATTTACGGCATATGAAAAGCATGGTCATGAAACAGACATACCAGAGCCACTTGACAAGATTTTGCGACGATTCCCGCAGAGTGAGTATTATCTGCGGATCGAAGACGAAGATGGAAATGTAATTTTAGACACTATTAATAATCACAAAGAGGAAAATTAAATGAATGATGAACTGAGAGGATATTTGAATAGACTTGATATTGAAGAATTTCTGGAGCACGACAGATCCGTTGAAGATGTAATGGCGGAGATTGAGGCAATCTACGGAGACGATTACTCGGCGCTGTATGGTGGATGGATGTTCGATGATTGTGGACAGGAGGATTTTGCCGATTATATCCGGGCGGAATACGGAACAAGATGCTACGAGAGAACGCTGCTTTTTGTGAGGTGACCATATGAATTTGAATTGGGGGTTGGGGGATGTGTATATCATTTTCGGAAATGAGTTAAGATCGGACGGAAATAATATCTATGGCGTTTTTAAGTCTGAAGCATCAGCGAAAGATGAAATAGAATTGCTAAAGGAGATAAAGCCGTGGCTTGATTTTCATATCGAAGTGTTTGGACTATGGGAGTAAATTACGATGACATGGAATTTATGCGAGTAATCCCATACTGTTTAAAATGAGGAATTAAAACAATGATTAGACTTACAGAAAATGAACTGTATCGAGAAATTGGGCTGTTTGATGAGGCAACTAAGATTGGTGAAGCCGAGGTAGATTTGGAAGGTAAGATGATTTCGCGCCTCAATATTTATGAACCATATCAGGACAAAGGATATGGAACTAAGATAGTCCAGATGTTAAAGGAAAAATATGATGTGGATTGTTTATGGGTTGAGGCCAAGAATGATCGAGCGATTCATGTATATGAGAAATGTGGGTTTAGGAAGGTTAAACCCACTATGTATCTGATGGAACTTGGTAATTGGGGGTGAAAATGCAGATAGTTTACACTTGTCCGATATGTGGCGGAGATCTTCGATGTGTGGCTCTCATGTCAAATCCGTCGCAGATAAGATATGAATGTTTGTGTGGCTGGAGTTATACGGAACCGAGAGATAACGTCGTGAAGATACCTTTTCCCAATGCGGTAAATTCATGGTGGGAGACAAACGATGCATGTAATGACTGTTCTAATAATCCGAAGAATGGTGGAACTGGAGTTTGCCATTGTACGTTAGGAATGAAGGTGACTTGTTAATGAAAGTAATTTTTTATTGTAGTGCTAATAACAGTGACGTATATGAATTTCCAGATGACACATCAGAACTGGAGCTATTTGATGCCGCGAATGATTGGGTTGCAGACAATGTCGGCGCTTGGTATGAGGTAATCGATAATGAGGCAAATTGATAAGATTAAAAATATGGACGTGGAACAACTCGCAGCATTTCTTATCTGCGAATCAATTGAAGAGGATGTGGATTACGACTACGATGAAGAAGCATATGTGATAACACATACGTGCTACGTTACACCTTTCTGCGAATATCCTTATTGGTGGGACTATGATGATGTTCTAACGGATACTGTTGCTCGGTTGAAGGAGGATGAAAATGGCAAAATTGAGTAGTGATGAGATTATCAGAGTATTGGAAGCAATGATCGGTTCAACTGAGGCTACCGGCGAGACTAACGCAGATCATGTAGTAATGGAAAATTTGAAGACTGTTATTGATGTTGGCGATTATTGTTTAGATAAAGTGTTTTTAGCGTCTACATCTTGTGGTAGACCTGAAGCGTCAATGCATGAAATAGGATGGACGGCGAGATGTGCGATGGATGAGTGGAAGAATTGGTTGGAGGCGAAGCTATGCGATTATTAAAGATGGCGCGAGAATTAATCACGATTACGGAGTATTTACGTGATAAATACGGAATTTATTATGCAGAAGGTAACTTGTTTGATTTCGATGAGTTGTGGGGGAGTACGGCACTTGGTTTCGGCGGCGTAGGCGGAGACGCGATGACCTGGGCAAGGACATATGTATTTATTCCGAAAGGAATTGAAGAAGCGTATGTGTTTTTTGGAGATAGGTTTGCGTATAAAACAACTATGAATGATAGGTTCTGGGAAGACGTGAAGAATTGTCAAATGGCAAGCGTAATGGAAAGCGGGAGGTACTCGAAATGATTAATCCAAAGTCAATTCCGCCGATGCCAAAGATTAAAAGTAGTGTCAAAGTGGCATTAGAAAATAGTATTCGGGCGATTATAGCGTCGAATTTTTCAGACGCAAAAGAAACAAACCAAGATAATGCATACCATTTGATTATGGAAATGATCGAACTGTATGTTAGGAGGAGTGACGATGCTATCACAGACCAACATTGATAAACTTTGCATGACGGGACTTTATCGGTGTGATCCGGTGTTGGAGTGGCTTCCGTCGTATAAAAGAGATAACCCATATTGGTGCAAAAATTGGACGTTTCAAGTGCGCAAGAGGAATGATAATTACTACATGTATGATACGTACTGGGCGACTGGTGACGAGCACCCAGTGATGTTAACCGATTCAAATTTTGATAAATTCGAATTGATTTTTGATTTCAATGATGTCGAAAAATACACCGATCAATACAGAAAATGGATTAACTATCCAAAAAAGGATAGGTTTTGCGTTGCGGTGGATTCTGGTGGGACGAGTTATCCAAAGTATTTTATTCGAAAAGGTGCGCTACCCATTAAAGACGCTGTGATAGAACGGCTGAAGTATGATATTGCATCGTTGGAAAGTGAACTTAAAACAAAGCGGAGTGTATTACAGCGTGTTGAAAATGATGAACTGGATTTGAGGTATGTATGAGGGTTGACGTTGGTGACAAAATTTATATCCCTGGTGAGAAACGCCCATACACGGTTCAATGCCGGGATGATCGGTACATTATCTGTACAAAGCCGTTTAATCTGCGGCATACGGTGCAATATTTTATCATCGATTTGGTAGATAAATGGAGAGCGCCAGATGATAGGGTTTTCTGTTTTGGGTATGAAACTGCGGAGGCGTGTCGGAATCGATTGCGTGAATTACAGTATGAGCAAATGTTTTTAAGTCAACGTCGAGGTGTCCCGCTAGATGTGGAGGTGGAATGATGACGGCGAGAGAAGCTATCAAAGGATTGGAGCGGTTAGCAAAAGAATTCAGTGGATACAAACCCAACGAAGAGATGTTTGAGATGGCAATTGCAGCGTTGGAGAAGGAAGCATGGAAAGAAGAGCATCCGATTTCGCCGCTGCAGACTAAGAAAGACTCAAATCCGCCGACAGAAGATAATTCTTGCATGTATTGCAGTAATAGAATGAGATGTTATAGGTATATCACTTGGTTAGGTGATCCACTTGATTTGTTTGTGCCGAAAGTGGATGGATGTGATAAATTTGATAAGAATAAAAATTAAAATTGGTATTGACATATAAAACAAGTAGCAGTATAGTATCAGAGAAGGAAATTATTTTTTATTTTTTAGGAGGAATTGTTTATGGCATTTGTAAAAGCAGTAAGAGAAAAAGTATATGCTAAAGTACTGATTACCGGCCCATCTGGGTGTGGCAAGAGTATGGGGGCAGAAGAAATTGCAACCGGTATGTATCGCAAGTGCGGTGGTGCTGGAATTGCATACATTGGAACTGAGGGGGATAGAGATAAACTTTATGCCCAGGGCAAGTCTAAGCACGGTGATTATACTTTTGAGTATGATCTTCTGCAGCTTTCTGATCCGTTTACGACAGATAAGTATATCGCAGCTATCAATGAAGCAATTGATGCTGGATATAAAGTCTGTATCATCGACGGTCTGAGCGCAGAATGGAAGTGGCTCAACGATACGCATGATAAGATGCCGGGAAACTCGTTTACGAATTGGGGTAAGCTCAAGCCGAAGCATAGAGAATTGATTGATAAGATTCTTGCTGCTCCGATGCACATCATTTGTTGTGCAAGAGGAAAAGATGAATGGCTGCTTGAAGACAGAAATGGAAAATCAGTTCCGAAGAAAGTCGGCATGGGAAGTCAGACAGACAAGGATATCAGTTATGAGATGATGCTTTCACTTCAGGTAGAACAGGACACTCATCTTGCACATGCTGATAAAGACAACACTGGGCTGTGGCCAGAGACAAGGTATGCCGTAATTACAGCCAAGGATGGCGAGGCTTTATATGAATGGTGTGAAAAGGGTGAGCAGCCAGCACCTAAAATTGGAATTCAGAAGAATGTTGAGCCTATTACTCCAGAGGATGATCTCAAGACCGTTAAGGCACAGATTGTTGATCGTTGCAAAGCACTTGGTGGTACTACAAATACTGAGATGATGGCATTACTTAAGACGTATGTAACTTCTGGTAATCCAAACGCAATCCGAGATATCTCGAAAGCGAAGGAACTGTTGGAAAAACTTAACAATATGTAATATAGATAAAAATTAAAAGGAGAAAAGAATATGGCGAATGTAGTAATTATTAGTGGCAACATTGCAAGAGATCCGATGGTGAATTATACGACTGGCGAAAAGCCGACTTGCACTGCAAGATTTAGCGTTGGAGTCCAGAGAGACTTCAAGAACGCCGAAGGACGATATGATGCTGACTTCCCTAATGTCGTGGCATTTGGAAAGACTGCCGAGTTTGTTGAAAAGTATTTTCACAAGGGCGATAGAATCGAGGTAATCGGGCAGATTAGAACCGGTAGTTACACCAACAAAGATGGCGTGAAGGTTTACACGACGGATGTGTGGGCTGACAAGGTGAAGTTTGGCGGTGGGAAGAATTCTGATGCGGCTTCTGCCCCGTCTCAGCCGTCTCGTCAGCAGCTGGTTGATGTAAATATCCCCGGCAACATCGACGAGGAACTTCCGTTTAATTGATTTGATTTATAGGGGCGACCGAGGCCGCCCCGAAATGAGGTATCAAGATGAAATGTAGGTGGAAACATTGTAAGTATGGGGGAGAAGTAGATAAAGACAAAGCCGTGAAAGTTGGCATCGCATACTACCATCCAGAGTGCTATGCGGAGCGTGAATCGATTCAAAAGATTATAGATGTGTGGCATGAGAGAGTGGACGCATATCCGATGGAGTCGATGCTTCGAAAGATGGTAAATGATCTGGTGTTGAAGCAGAATGTCAACGCCGAATTTCTGCTATTCGCACTGAATTATTGCCTTGATAATGGATGGAATCTGAGGTATCCGGCTGGGTTAAAAGCTGTGTCGAAAGACGATAAGGCGCGCAAGGCTTGGGATAAGATACAAAACAAGAAACTACTAGGAACTAAATCAACTGTTGTAATCATAGATGAATTTCGAATGGATGACACGCCGTTCGATTTTAAACCGCAAAAAGCGGCTGGTTTTGAGGATATTTTAAGATAGGAGGAAGGATGATATGGACAATAGTGCAATCAGTGATGTTCAAGCGGAGGCAGCGGTTATTGCGACATTGGTATATCATCCTGAATTTATATTACATAGCGAGTACCTCCGCCCTGGATATTTTTACAACGTTGAAAACGGATGTATTTACTGGGCGATTCAGGAATTGTATAAAGCCGGTATTGATACGATAGATGCACTCAATATCAGCAATATGCTGAATTCTAACAAAGCTGTGAAGCGTAAGATTGAGGAATATAATCTCACCGACATGCAGGAATTTATAAACATGGCTCAGTACGCAGCCAGACACACGATGGAAGAGTATAAACTTCTCGTCAATAGTGTCGTTGAGACGAGTTTTAAGCGTGAATTAGCGAGGCTTGCCGGGGAAATTCAGTCGGATTGTTATCATTCCGATATGAATCTTTCAAAGCTGAATCAAGTGGTGAACACGAAGTTAACAGAACTGACTGAAAAATATATCACTGGCGAAGAGATAAAGACACTTGGTGAGCAGATAGATGATATCTGGGACAAGATTGAGAATGAAGACACATCGAGAAGATTGCCGTCGAAATTTAAGTCGTTCAGCGAATATTTCTATTACGAGCCGGGGGAACTCGTGTTGCTAACAGCAAGATATAAAACTGGTAAATCTGTGTTTTGTCTTAACGAGACAATCAATATGCTCAAAGCCGGTGTACCGACGCTTTACATAGATACTGAGCTTTCAACAGAAACTTTTGTGAAGAGATTCGTCTCCAGTGTTACTGGGATTCCGTTCAAAGTGATTCAGAACAAAATGTATACCAAAGAGCAAGAAGATCTAATCAATCGATGCATAGCATGGATTAAGACGCTACCACTTGTGCATATGTACATGCCAGATGGGAATATGGATGAGATTTACTCTATCTGTAAGATTTTGAAATATAAAATGAATCTGACGTTCTTTGTGTATGACTATGTGAAATCATATAACTCTGAAGCATATACGAATTCTGCTATTCTTGGTCAGATGGCTGACTTCCTCAAGAATAAAATTGCCGGTGAGCTTGATCTTGCTGTTCTCAGCGCCGCCCAGTTGAATCGAAACGACATGATTGCGAATTCAGATAATATTGCAAAAGCTATTAGTACCGGCATCTATTGGAGATTTAAGACTGCGGAAGAAATTCGTAACGACGGCGGATTAGATGCTGGTAATGTCCTTGCGTATATCAATATCAACCGAAATGGGCCGCAAACAGATGAGGATGAGGCGATTTTCTTTAATTTCGATGGCGATAGGCAGAGGATCTCTGAAGCAAAGGTGCAGAAAAAAGACTTGCAGCAAACACCATTTTCGTGAGATAGGCGGTGATCGCCTTTGAAGATAGATCAGGATAAATTAAATGAACTCTGCAGCAAAGTTGACCTTATGGAGTATGCAGAGAAATCGATAGACTTTGAACGGCGTGGTTCAGATGTATACGCTGCTCATTGTCCGAGACATGAAGATAAAACTCCATCGCTGATGATTACACCGAGCAAAAACCTATTCTATTGTCATTCATGTCATGTCGGTGGAAATATTATCAATTGGCTTATGACGTTTGAGCATCTCAGTTTTAATGATGCCGTAGATAAGACTGCGATGCTTGCTGGGATTGAGATTGACCACCTAAAGACGTGCGAGTCGCTGTCGTACTTTAAGCAAATCAAAAGATCTCAGGTACAGCCAATTAAATTCGCAACGGATAGACAGATTCTACCGTGGTCATACTACGAGCAGTTTTCGAATGAAATACCACAGGAGTGGGTTGATGAGGGTATTCCGGCGGATGTGCTTCGTGAGTACGAAATCCGAGTAGACAAAAAAAGCAATCGAATCGTGTATCCAGTATACGATAAAGATGGGAATTTTATTGGAGTCAAGGGGAGAACGAGATTCAAGAATTATAAAGACTTGCAAATTAAAAAGTACCTCAATTATCAGAAAATTCAAACCACAGATTACTTTATGGGTATGAAGCAAAATCGTGGAAATATTCTTGCGACTAAATCCGCCATTATTTTTGAGGGACTTAAGTCGGTGATGCACGTTGCTGGGTGGGGGTACGACAACTGCCTTTCATCAGAAACGAGCGATATTAATGATGCACAGGCAGCGATTCTAATCAGCATGGGGATTCGTGATTTAATCATTGCGTTTGATAAAGATGTCGGTCTTGGACATATTCGTAAAACGACAAAGTTATTACAAAAGTATATGAATATCTATGCTATTTATGATAAATGGGGATTATTACAGAATAAAGATTCGCCGTGCGACCATGGGGAAGAGGTGTGGCGAACGTTGTATGAGAGGAGAATTAGATTATGAGCAAGTATAAGGATTTAAAGGATAATTATGATAAGCTTGCAAAGTCTTATTGTGATGCGATAACAGAGATACAGAAGTATAAAACACAATTGGAAGAACTAGAGAAAAACAATAAACAACTAACAAATAATTCTAAATACGAGAAGATGCGACTTGATCAGCTTATAGGGATTAACAATGTTAACGCCGATGTGATTCAGTTCCTTGCAGCCAGAAAATTTGGTGATAATCCGACCATCGAATTCGCCGCCATTAAGACGTATCGGGGATGGGAGACTTTGTATCTTCACGGAGAGGAATTAAATCCATCAGGCAAGGATGTGACGATTTGGGCGGAAAATAACGAGGCTGTGAGGGTTGAGGTTAGTGGATCATGAGTAGAAATTGTCCAAACTGTGGAGCGCCTCTAGATGATAATTACTGCAAATGTCCATATTGTGGGACATTGTATTACGATTTAACTGTGCTTGATGATGAGGTGCCTTGTTATATTAAATTTCGCACTGCGATGGGAACAATCACTACATATGCGAGACCCGAATTAAAAGAAATTAATACTTGGAGAGATTCAATTGATGTTACAGATGTAGTGGGACATAGATTGGCATCATATTATACGAGTGTTGACTGCAATATTGATGTAACATTTCATCCTATGGTTGACTGGAGTAAAAATAACAAACCGTTATATACAATAGATACGGGGGATAGAAAATGAATGAGTATAATGCCGAAGATTTTATCATCTCGCAAATGAGATGGTCATTCTCCAGATTAAATAGTTTCGATACTGGGTGTCGTTATGAATGGTACAAGCACTATATTGAGTGTGAACCGGCGAAGCAAGGATTCTTTGGAGCATACGGCGGATTCTGCCACAAATGTCTTGAGAAGTATGCAAAAGGTGAGTTAAGCCTATTTGATATCTCACAGTACTACGAGGATAACTTTACCGCTGAGATTCCATATGATGCACCGTCAAACAAATATGTAGACATCAAACAATCGTATTATGACAAGGGGCTAGAATATTTCGATAACATCGATTTGCCGATAGATAAGTATGAAGTGGTTGGCGTTGAGAAACAAGTAGAATTTAACATCGATAAGTATCCGTTCATTGGGTTTATCGATTTACTGCTTCGTGATCCGGTGGATGGTAAATACATCCTTTGTGACCATAAATCAAGTACAATAAAGAAATTAAAATCAGGTAAAATTAGTAAGTCTGATCAGGCACATTTTCTCGCATTTAAACGGCAGCAGTATCTGTACAGCCAAGCGGTTATGGAAGAATTCGGCGATGGGTGTGTTAAAGAATTGTGGTGGAATATGTTTAAGGATCAGGACTGGATAAAAATCCCATTTGACAAAGAAGAATACCAGGAAGCACAGACATGGGCGTTGGATACAATTCATCGGATAGAGCGTGAGACGGAATGGATGCCGAGCGACGAGTTAGTTAAGGCATATAGAGAGGGAAGACATCTTCCATTTTATTGTTCTTCTCTATGTTGTTGCTCGGATAGTTGTATTTATAGGAGGGGGTTATTATCGGGAGAAAAATTATTGATTTAATTGGAAAAACATTTGGATATCTTACTGTAATAAAGAGGGTTGAAGATAAGATATATCCAAGCGGTAGTACAGAACCTCAATTTTTATGTAGGTGTGTGTGCGGTAAGGAAATAATCAAAGAGGGGAGATTATTGAGGAATGCAAAAACAAAAATTAGTTGTGGATGTATTGCGCCTACAAAAATCATAGACCCATCAGAAGATTTAACAAATCAACAATTTGGGAAGCTCACTGTTCTTTCAAGAGCCGACGATGAAGATAATTGGAACTGTCTTTGTGAATGTGGGAATACAAGGGTTGTCTCCAAATTAAAACTTAAAAGTGGAATTATTAGAAGTTGTGGATGTATTCGCCGTCCAACACCAAAAACTTTTAAAGATTTAACTGGACAAAAGTTTGGGAAATTAACTGTGTTATATAGAGATGAAAACGATAGAACTGGACACGTAAAATGGGTGTGTCGATGTGATTGTGGAGAAACAATAAGTGTTTATAAAGATGCTTTACTTGATGGTAGACAGACAAGCTGTGGATGTCAAAGAATTAAATTAGTACAAACCGAAGAATATAGGCAGAGTCGAAGGCTGCTAAACCAATATGATTTATCTGGAGAATATGGTATAGGAACATGTTCTAATACTAAACATAAATTCTTATTTGATATTGAGGATTATGATTTAATTAAAAAATATACGTGGCGTGAGGATAGCAATGGATATATAGTAGCATCTTTGGATAGGAACATCGATAACCGGTCATGTATTATGTTACATCGATTGATTATGGGAGTTGATGAAAATGATAAGATTGAAATAGATCATATTGGACACAATACGTTTGATAATCGAAAAAAATCTTTGAGAATTGCGACTCATTCTCAAAATATATCCAACACTGGATTAAGAAATCATAATACGTCTGGGGTTACTGGTGTTAGTTGGTCAAATAAGGATAAAAGATGGATTGCATCAATAACAAGTAATAATAATGTCATTAGGCTTGGGTCATTTAAAGTATTTGATGATGCTGTTTCCGCTAGAAAAGAAGCTGAAGATAAATATTTTGGAGAATATAGTTATGACAATTCTATTGAAATATATAAGCAAAACAAATATTAATGAAAATTTGTGTGGGTTAAACTACTGCGAGTATAAACCGTGAGGGGAAAGAGTAATGAGCGAATCAACTTTTATTTAATTTGGGGGTAATACTATGGAGTTTATGCTTGGTAACATACCAATCAACAATGCCAGAAATATAGAGTGGAAATCAAATGATGATGGCACTGGACAACTTTGGTTTAATAGCGTATTTGTAGATGAAAATGGCAAAGAACAAGATATGAGATTTCATATATTCCGATTAAGGTTTGATGACCCGCTGATGTCTATGGAATCACAAGATGGTAAATTATATGAGGTTGAAGTGGTAGACAATTCATTTTGATTGATGGGTATAATTGGGTATAACGATGGATATTAAAGAAACGAGAAAATGCCCTGTGTGTGGCAAATACAATGAATACGAGAGTTATTCCGAGTGGGGATTTGGTACTGTCGAGCAGCATTATTACTGTGATAGATGTACGTATTTCGTTGAACAGGTGTATAGCCCAGTATGCGTTGGGATCAGCACTGATTGCCCGGAAGAATATCTTGGGAGAGTGGAAGAGTTGGAGTTGAATATGTATGAGCCGGAGGAGATTCCATGACAGTTAAACAGCTAATCGAAAAACTTAGAGAGTTCCCAGAAAATATGCCAGTGGCAACAATTAACGATATTAATCCAGAGGATGTAGATGACCCAGAATGGATAAAGATTAGTATCGCAACTTGGACACATTCGAATTATCCATATAACAAACCTGATTTTAATTATGTGAATCTGGAATAAAATGATTTTTCATGGAGGTAAAAAATGATTTATTGTGGAACAGGATATACGACGTTAGATGATCTTGAAAATAGGCTTGATGGAGCGGTTGAACGTGGAGAGCTTACTGAACAAGAAGCGTGGGATGAACTTCAAGACGCTGCCGCCCAAGAGCGGTACGAACAAGAAATGAATGATTATATGCAACAGCAGATGATGGAAGAAGAACCGTATTTGTTTTAATGAAAGGGTTATTTGATGTGCAAGTTTTGCGATAGTTTAGCTGAAAGAAAAGAACGAAAAAATTGGTATGGGTATTCTGAACCAGAACTTGGTAGATGGATGAATGAATACACGGTTGCGCTTGTTATTCATAGCTGGTATCAAAAACGTGGCAAGAAGTCTGCATCTAGGACGGTTGATTTTAGGAATAAAGGTTTGGGATATAAATTAAACTTTTGCCCAGAGTGTGGCAAGAAAATATGAGGATTATTTGATGACAAGAGTAATAATTGCTGGAAGCAGACAGTTTAATGATTATAAGCTAATGTTAAATACATTGGATGAACTCGGTGTACATCTTATTAACACTATAGATCCGGTTGAAATTATTAGTGGACATGCCCCAGGAGCGGATACGCTTGGGGAGAAATTTGCTAAAGCCTATGGGTACCCTTTAAAAATTTTCCCAGCTGATTGGAGTAAGTATGGGAAGGCTGCTGGCCCGATTCGGAATGAGGAAATGGTAAAATACGCCTCTAAGGCTGATCGTGGGATTTTAATTGCTTTTCCGGTTGGTGAAAGCCGTGGGACAAGAAATATAATCAAATTAGCAAAACGATATAAATTAGAGGTTAATGTTATCGAATGAGCAAGCGTAAAAGAAAAGGTCGTGCTATTGATCATGTTTGGGAATTTGTAAAATATAAAGGAGATATCTGTTTCTACGCTAGATGCAGTTGTGGGTTTCGATATGGATGTTGTAAGTCTAAGCCGGGGACTTTAATAACTGAACCAGCGTCAGAAAAGTTATATAATTATTGCCCATTGTGTGGTGCGAGAAAAACAAAGTATTCTATCCGAAATGAGAGAATTGATAAATATAGCTTTGAGTAAAAACAGAATTGGAGAAAAATAGTATGAAATTTATTTTAAATGGTTGCGATATCAGTTTTATCGCTGAAGCTCCAGAGGATATCACGTTAAAACAGCTTATTAACCAATGCGATAAAATCGAACCACACTGGTGTGCTTGTGGAATATGTTCACTGGATCATTATGGATTTTCAGAAGATGATTGTGATGCTGAAATTATCATTGATTATGATTCGATTAAAAAAGCCAGTGATGATGTATCTTGTGATATCAAATAAAGTTTAATTAAAATGGGAGAGAAAATATGAGTTATAACGAGAACGGTATTTGTAAATTCGCAATAGAACGAGAAGATAGTCGTGTACAGTTGGTGGCAAGAATAGATGTTGATGACCTGGTAAAGCTATTCGATGAAGCCCCAACAAATTTTGATGGCGAGAACCCCATTTGTAAAGTAAAAGACCCAATTAAATTTACGGAGTTTGTTATCAGGAGATTATGGGACGATGCACCATATGAAGCCGATGACGTTGTTTGGGCGCAGCCGTTGACTTATATCTTTGAACAATTACTAGAAGATTATAAACCAGAGTTTCTGGAGTATTTTGATGAAGTATAAAACTGAGGTTTTATTATAATGATAGTAGAATTAACAAACCATTATATAGAAGCATCGGCAACATATGAAGTAGAAAAAATAATTAGTAATACATATAGCGGAGTTGAATATTTTAGATTTTATTTTGGAAATGGAAAATATTCGAAAGAATATAAAACACCAACTTATACATATAGAATTGTTGAGGGTTGATATGAAAGATTATCCGTCATATTCAGTTTGTGGAATCTCGACAAAAAATAAGTTGCTCGGTAGGTTCTTAAATCACTTCTACAAACTGTATACAGAAGAAAAGATTATTAACGGTACAAGATATATAGTTGAATATCATCGTTCGCCGTTCTGGGCTTATGAAAAGCCTACGCTGAAGTTGTTTATTAAAGATAAGCTGCGAACATGGCATGGGCAAGTATGGGAGGTTTTCCCAAGAGGATCTAGATGTGGATTTGGAACGACGTGTTTTACTGCATTATTTCCAAAGAAACGAATGAGAAATTTTTTAGATGCGGAGTCAAAATATGTGTGGAGAGCATGTAACGGAGGGAACAATGGAACACTTTAAATGTGCTGCTATTATTTATAAAATTGAAGATGGTACTTGGAGAGAACGACGTGGTAAGAGTCACCACGAAATCATCAGGGCTATTCACGATGCTGGGGATAGTGAACAATATAAAAAGACACACATAGATGGATTCATTTTTGGTGAAGATTGGACGGCTAAATTTGTTGATCGTGACACAGCCACTGAAATCGCAAAAAAGATGGGGATTAAAATGAGGGGATGCGTATTAACTTCTGAAGATTTGTGGTAGGAGAAATAATAGTATGACTAAATATATATTTCTTGATGTTGATGGCGTTTTAAATAACAAGTTCACAAATGCGGTTGCACCGAGTGGATGTACTGGGATAATCGATAAAAATGTTAAGATGATATCGGAAATAGTAAAAGCTACTGGTGCAGAAGTTATTCTATCATCTGACTGGAGATTAATGGAAAATGATGATCCAGACTTCAAATATCTACGAAATAAATTATGGTATAAAGGTGATATCAAATTATCTGGTATAACGCCGGATATTGGATGGGAAAATCGAGGAGAAGAAATTGCATTATACCTTAAGTTTTACCCAGCTGATGCTTGGGTGGTAATAGATGACATTGAGTTTCCAGATTTCGAAATACTTAAAGGCCATGTGGTTTTAACAGATTCATATGAAGGGATAACTGAGGATGATGTTATTAAGGCTATAGAGGTATTGACAAATGAATCTTAAAATGATAAAAATTAAACATGCAAATGATTGCAATAAACTATTTGTCTATAAAAAGGCTGGTGCTATGATAAATCATAATTTTACAGATGATGTGGCAATTGTTTATGCAACAAGTAGAGCTGATGCTTACAGAAAATTTAGCAAGGCATATGATTTAAAAATCGCAGATATATCAGAAGTTTTATTTAACAATGATGGAATTGCGATATTAACGGATTATTAATAAAAGAGGGAAAAATAGAATGGCAAATAATTATACCGTTTTACATTTACATAGTATGGATTCAAATCCTAAGAGCGGCCTGACAATTGATTCTGTAACGCCGTTCCAAGACTATATCCTTAAGGCGAAAGAATGCGGGATGACTGCACTTGCTTTTACCGAACATGGGTCTGTTCTTCATAATGTCGCCAAGAAACAGATGTGTGAGAAGAACGGTATAAAGTATATTCATGGCGAAGAGTTTTATGTTACAGAGAAGATTGATAAAGAGAATCTTGTCCGTGATAATTACCATTGTATTTTACTTGCTCGAAATGCTGAAGGAGTGAAAGAAATTAATTATCTGTCTTCTATATCTAACAACCGGGAAGATGGGCATTACTATTACACTCCGAGAATCGAGTTGGATGATGTGCTGAACACATCAGAGAATATACTTATCCTTACCGCTTGCTGCGCCGGAATCCTCTGTCGTGGAATGTCTGAGGCGAAAGAAAAGTTTTTAACTTTCATTATTAACCACAAGGATAGGTGCTGGCTTGAGATACAGCCGCACAAATTTGACCTTCAGATACAATACAATCAGTATCTGTACAAAATCGCCCAGGAATATGGTCTTCGTCTGGTAGCGACGAGTGATGTCCATGCGGTATCACAGGATTATATGATGGGTCGTGCAGTTATGCAGAAGGCTAAAAACGTCGTGTTTCACGACGAAGATGAGTGCGATCTCACATGGCATAATTACGATGAGATGGTTGCGGCATTTGAGAAGCAGAACGCTTTGCCAAGAGATGTGTATATCGAAGCCATCGAAGAAACAAATCGGATAGCGGCGATGGTTGAGGATTACGATCTTGATTACAGCAACAAATATCCTCGTATGAAAGATTCAGAAGAAGAATTTAAAAGACGTATCAACGCCGGGATTATTGAACATGGTATAAACAAACTCCCAAATTACAAGACAGAGTATCTGCCGAGAATTAAAGAAGAATTTGAAACATATAAGAAAAACGACGCTATCGATTTTATGCTGCTTGATTCAGATTACAAGAACTGGATGCGAGAACATGGGATGTATTATGGGCCATCTAGAGGGTCAGTTTCCGGCAGTTTAATTGCGTATCTGATTCATAGCACAGAAGTTGACTCAATCAAATACGACTTAAATTTCTCACGTTTTATGAACCCAGAGAGAGCATCTCTTGCGGATGTTGATACAGACATTTACGCAGAGGATCGATATAAGGTGCGAGAATATTTCTTTAATCGTCCAGATGTGTTCTGCTGCAATATTGTGACGTTTAACACCGTTAAGATGCGTGGGGCTATTAAGGACGTTGCAAGAGCATTTGATATGCCAGTAGATGAAGCACAAAGCATTTGTAACACGGTATATGAGGACGAGAATGGTAAAGAATGTGTCCCAGATGAAATTCGCAACAAGTATAAAGAGGTTTTCTTCTATGTGGATATCGTCGTAGGTACAATAGTATCGCTTGGGCGACATGCTGCTGGGATTGTAGTTTCACCGCAAGATATTCGGTATGACTTCGGCACATTGACAATCGAGTCTGATCCACGTCCAGTCAGTCAGATTGATATGCATGAGATTGATTCGCTTAATTATGTCAAGATGGATCTTCTGGGTCTTAATGCCGTTGGATTAATTAATAAGACGTGTGATCTGGCTGGGATACCAAATCTTACGCCAGACATGGTGGATTTTTCTGATGAGAATATCATCAAATCAATTGCAGAAGATACAACGATGATATTCCAGTTTGAATCTGGTTTTGCGAGTGAGTCGCTGCGAAAGACGTTTAGTGATAGCACTGTGGCGAAGATTAAAGCAAAAAACGAGAATATCTCATACTTAGACATTATGGCGATGGTGTCAGGTGCTATTAGACCTGCCGGTGAGTCTTATCGTGATGCACTATTTAACGGCGAGTATCACGATAATGGTGAGAAAGCACTTAATGATTTTCTGGCACCGACTCTTGGATATTGCATTGATGAAAATCAAAATGTAATGACAATCGATGGGGAAAAGGCGATTAAAAACATAAATGTTGGCGATCGTGTATATACAATCAATGGCGTATCAAATGTTATCCAAAAAAATGACATGGGGAATAAAGAAACAATTGAGATTATAACCGGATACAGAAATATTGTTTGCACAAAAGATCATAAAATTTTAACAGATTATGGATGGAAGGAAGCTGGCAGTTTAAGTGTCGGGGATTGTATTGCTTGTAGAACTCGTACAGAATCTGATGCCGAATACAACAAAGACAAGTTGAGATTTATTGGTTATTTAATTGGTGATGGCGACCTTAATAATAATAACAATATAGGATTTAGTAATCGTGATTATGATGTGGCGTGTGATTTTAAAAGGGTGGCTGAAACATTTGACAATTGTACGGCTAGTATCTGTAACCGTGGTTCTCGTGTCAATAATCTTGATCTATACTATTTGAACGTAAAATACATACAGCAAAAGAAAAGCATGACATCTGCTGCTGAATATCTTTGCTCTATCGGAATGAAATATTATGGTGGCGGTGGATGCACTGCAAAAGATAAATTTGTACCTAGTTTTATTTTTGGGCTAAATAGAGAATGTATTCTTGAGTTCCTCGGAGCTTATACCGATACAGATTGTCATGTAAACAATAATCATATTTATATTAGTTATAAAACATCATCAGTTAGATTGAAAGATGACGTTATGCGATTAATATCGTTGGTTGGCTATATACCTAACTGTATTTATGATAAGAAGACGGATTCATACGCTATAACTGTTTGTGATGCACCAAATTATATTAATGATTTATATGACTATTCGTTTAGGGTTAGAAGGAGTATAAGTGATCGTCGTGGCTTGTTAAATTATAGAACAGGGGCGACTAATCTTATTCACAAATCAATTGTTGAAGATTTGATAAAAAGAAATGGAATATCATTAAAGCAGGTGCAAAAGAAATCTGGAATCAATCTTTATTATAAGGAATATATATCTTTAAAATCTTTTAGAAAGATTGCGAGCATATTTAATATAACGTTAGAAGATAGATTTTCAAACGACAATATAAAATATGTAGTAATTAAGGATATACAAGATTCGGGTAATAGAAAAGTATATGATATCGGAATCGAGAATGAACACAATTTTGTATGCAATGGTATAGTCGTTCATAATTGTGTTTATCAAGAACAAATAATCGAATTTCTTAATAAGTTTTGCGGATTCACAATGGGACAGGCAGATATTATCCGTCGAGGTTTCGCCAAGAAGACAGGAACTGAAAAATACATTCCGGTTATAAAAAACGGGGGCTACATGGAAGATATCCATGACAACCGAGATGATCGATATATCCCTGGGTATATCAAAGTCGCACAAGAGAAATACGGAATGACAAAAGAACGTGCGGAGAAAAGTATTGAATATTTTCTGCAAGTTATTGTCTCTGCCAGCTCATATGCTTTTAGTAGGAATCATTCAGTTCCGTACTCCATGATAGGATTGTATATTGGATATTTGCGCTATTATTATCCACTTCAGTTGCTCACCGCTGCATTAAACGTATATAAAGCCAACGATGCAAAGATGGCCGAGATTAAGGCATATGTCAGATCAAAGGGTATTACAATTAAGCCGATAAAATTCCGTAAAGCTCGTGCTGATTACTTTATGGATGTGGACGAGAATTGCATCTATCAGGATATCGAGTCCATCAAAGAGCTTAATGCCAAAGGTGCAGAAGAGTTGTTTGAGCTTGGTAAAAATCATTATGATAATTTCGTTGATTTGCTTAAAGATATCAAAGAAAAGACGACGCTTGATAGAAACCAACTTGATATACTGATTCGTTTGGATTTCTTTTCTGAGTTTGGTGATATGGCAAAGCTGATGTATATAGCAATGAAATATGATCAATTTTCCAAGAGGAAGACAATTAAGAAAAATGAACTTGAAGATTTCGGCGTTACAGAAGATATGATGCGCCGTTTTTCTGAGACAGAAACAGAGACAAGAGCAGACGATATAGATGCCGTAAAGTATGTGGAAGATTTGGGGCATACTAAAGCCGACATAGAAGACTGCCAGAAGTATAAATATAAGGATGAAGACGGTAACAAGGCGAAAATTCCGAATGGGTATAGCATGAAGAAAGTACTCAAGAAGTTCCCAGCATCTGACGAATTTATTATGCAGCATGCGACGAAAGTTGTTGTTGGTAGTTTTTCAGATATTCACAAACGAGATTTATTAGTTTATCTGTTAGAAAATACCCCAACCCGGAAGACAACACTTACGCAGATCATCAAAAATCAGGTAGCACTTCTTGGAAATGTTGTATATACCGATTCCACCCTTGACAAGCGTTATGTCGTCGTTACCGCACTGGATACCACCTACTCACCGAAATTCAAGGCATACTGCATTGCTACTGGGCAGACGGTAGAATTAAAGGTGCATAAGTCACGCAACCCGAAAGATAAGACAGTTAAAACGTCGTTCAGGGACGAACCGTTCGCCGATGGAGACATCTTATACATGAAGAAGCCAACAAAGAAACCGAAGGTTACTAAGGTTGGAGATGAATGGGTAGAAAGTAGCACGGAAGTAGTATGGTGGCTGGATGATTATGAAAAAGTAGATTTATAAAAATAAAAATTAAAATGGTATTGACATAATAATGTGTTTGCGTTACCATATAGAAGAACAAGGGATGAGGCTCAACCATCCCGGTGTGAACATAAAGTGGTTGAAAAATCGCCGGTAGGTTCGCACTAGATTAAAGAAGAACCTGAGTAAGAGTTGGCTTGCCAGTCAGGAAAGGCGAATTGCTTTAATCGTCAAAAATACGTATGAATTGAATATGTTAGAGGCGGCATTTGTGCAGATTTGCAGATGGAATTCATATGTATGTATGAATTGAGAGTATATTTCCGCCCTGATCCCGTTGTGATGGGCCAGGATGAAATTCATATGTATGTATGAATTGAGAGTTTCCTGCCTTTATATACACCTCGCTTCTTTGCGATGAAATTCATGCGTATGTATGAATTGAGACAACCGTCTGTCTCATGATGAAATTCATGCGTATGTATGAATTGAGACTATCATGTAAGGGTGATAAAAAGATGAAAGGATGTAACATGCAGAATCGAAATTATATTAGAGTTGAAGATTATGCTCTCAAAGGTAGAATCTATCCAACCAAAGCACAGCAAAAACAAATAGATGATATCATGCATGGTGTTCATGTTTATAAAAATGAAGTTTTGCATGACGTATTCGCCAATCATCGGAACACTAAAGAAAAAGTGATGGATGATGGTCGGGTTGTACATTATCCAGATTTTAGTAAGATGTGGAAAGCTGATTATAAAAAGGAATTAGCGGAGCGTCGCCCAATCATTGCAAAAGTTCCTGCCGCCGCATTAACCGGCAACAATGGGGTTGTACTCCATAATATTAAGCAGTCATTTGAAAAGTGTTATGAAAATGAAAAAGGAGCAAAGCCAGTAAAAGGGCAGTCACTAACAATTGAAAAGATTGAAAGTAATCGGCGATACAATAAAAACTTAAAATATCGAAAGGGTAACGGCACAAAACCAAAAAAATTACCAACGGTACATTATTCATCAAAATCCAATCCGATAAAAACATATACATATCAGGATTGGTATTCAAAATTTACATTTTGTGATAATCCAAATGTTATAAAAGTCAAGTTGACTGGGATAGATGGTACTATTAAAATACGAGGATTGCGGAAGGATCTTCTATTTCAGCATAAAGATGCGGATACAGAATTTGTGGATTTTAAGACATATTGCGCACTTTGTGCGAATCAAAGGAAGAGGATAACAATACAAATTAATCGTGGAACATGTAACGATTACTACATAATCTTAAAACTATCGGAAGTTTTTATCCCTCAGAAGATTAATCAGCATGGAATCGTCGGTGTAGATGTCGGCGAAATCAGCACAGCGGTTTGCTCCAATGGCGAGACTTTTGCCGGTATGAACTTTAACAAATATAACAAGAAGATTGATAAGCTCAATCAGCAGCTTAGTCACCGTCGTGGCTACAAAAATCATGAGTTTGTATATGAGAATAAGGAACAGCGTAAAGAATCTGGCGTTAATCTGCAACCATCTAAACGTTATGAGAAAACGAAGTTAGAGATGGATAGATTGTATAGAAAAAAGAAGAACATTCGAAACGACTACTATAACAAGATTTCAAATTATCTGGCTACGAATTATGAAATCGTCAATACTGAGTCACTGAGCGTATCGAAGATGTTAGTCAAAAAGGAGAGGGAAGTTGAAAAAATTACAGGGGAAGAATAAAAGAAAACATAATAGGAATCTCGGTGATGTTGCGTTATGTGATCTTCTCAATAAGATAAGGTACAAATGCGAATGGTATGGCAGCATAAATTACAAGATTGATAGATATGCCTCAACGACAAAGAGATGTTGGAATATTCTTCCAGATAATAGTATTTGTGGGTATGAGTGGGAAAAACCTATTGCAACCAGCATAAGAAAACTACGATGCCCTATGTGTAATGCGTTATTGGATAGAGATTTGAATGCATCAAGAGGCATTATGATAATAGGGTTGCGTAGCCAGGGTTGGAATGATGAGGAAATAATAAATGAAATTAAAAAGAGTGATAAAAAAGAATCTGCATGAGCACGATGATTATACAGTTCTTGCATACACAACTTGCAACGTAATAACAAAAGAGCCTATTGAAGTTTACTCTACTGTGCGGTTTTTCCGTGCGGTGCGAAGATACTTTAAACTTTCGCATGAGTATCCTACGGCGACGATAGTTTTCAGACATAACAAATATTATTAAGGAGATAAATTAAAATGATTACAAATTCTATTTTAGCAGGTATAATGATTGGCATCGGCGATATGGCACTAATGTCATGTGACAACAAGTATATTGGAGCGCTGCTATTTGCAGTTGCTTTGATGTCAATTATCTTTTTTGAACTTCCTCTATTCACAGGACGAGTTGGAAGAATGGTAAGAGACGGTAGCTATCTGTATTGTTTCTTCGTTCTTTTCTTTAATGTTATTGGTACGGCACTTGCGGTTTGGGGATATACGCTGATATCTCCAGAGAATAGGCAGAAAGTATTGACCATTGCAGATCAAAAATTCGGTCGTGGATATGTTGCTTTATTTGTTGCAGCGATATTCTGCAATGTGCTTATCCACTTAGCAGTAAATTCAAAACACTCTATCCTAACAATTCTATGCGTCATGGCATTTATCTTATGTGGGTTTGAACATTCGATAGCCGATGCCGGATACGCATTTGTAAGCGGCAATTGGCGGAATATGCTTATATGGCTGATTGTTGTCGCTGGTAATACAGTAGGAGCACTATTGACATTTTACTTTTTACATGACGAAGAAAAAGGAGGGCTTGAAGATGGTGAAAGTGGAGAATGATTACAATCTTTACAATGCGAGACATGGTCGCTATAAGGGCAAGATGTATACATTTACGCATCGTGATCCGCAGACAGGCGACCTTTGGGGAGAGGACATCCCGGTTGGGAAGAAGCCGACAGAGTATGGTTGCTGGGTGCCTGGGGATAGTGTGGTGATCGATTGGGATGAATAATTAAGGGGATTATATAATGAAGAAAAATAAAATTACACCAAGTCTATTTGCAAATAAATGGAGAGAAAGTGGTGTTTTACATAGTCTAGATAATAGTGGTAGGAATATTATATATAATGATGAAATAGGTATATGGGCGCGAGTTGATGAAATAGTTTGGGACATGTTTGGCAATAAAAAACGTGGAAATAAAGAGGTTTTTCATATCGATGGCAATATACGAAATGATTCAATTAAAAATCTTACATTAAATAAAATCAATAATGGAGATAGTTAATGACAAATCTTGAATGGATACAATCAATGTCGAAAGATGAGGTTGCGGGATTTCTTGCGAATCTGTTACTACACATTTTCGATTTCGACGAAGGAGTAGATTGGGTTAAGCAGTGGCTAGATTTACCGAAAGGTGAGAAGATGCCACCTATTTAAAACATAACACTCGGCGGTAAGGAAGCAATAAACCCTGTGGAAGACAATAACTGCTCCGTACGTGGGACGTCTGTGGTGTTAACACAGCGTTGATGTTGATCTCATCGTCACATCATCGATAAATCAATAAAGGCTACGCAACCCACAGGAGATGCGTGTGATTGAGTTGGAGTTGGTACCACTCCAGCGACTGCACACCCGCCGAGTTCTTATATAGGTAAAATAACTTAGAGTTTTATGCCGACGTATTTGATAATGATATAAATTAATAGGAGATATAATGATAAACAAAAAGATTAGATTAGTAGAATTATTCGCTGGTATTGGCACCCAAACGATGGCGTTGCGAGATTTATGTATAGCCAATGGGGTGAACCCAGATGATGTGTTTGAGACGTATCGAGTTGTTGAATTCGATAAATATCCAGTAAAAAGTTATAATGCTATCCATGGTACGGATATTGAACCGATGGATATTACAAATGTTCATGGTGAAGATTTGGATGTCAAAGACCCAAATAAGTATACGGCAATTTGGACATACTCTTTCCCATGCCAAGATTTATCAGTAGCCGGCAAAGGCGCTGGGATGGACAAAGGTGCAGGCACGAGATCTGGTCTTCTCTGGGAAGTAGAGAGGCTTCTCGGTGAGGTAGATAATCTTCCAGATGTTTTGATTATGGAGAATGTCACCCAGGTTCATGGTAAAAAGAATCTTGATAACTTTAATAAGTGGTGCGAGTTTCTTGAATCCAAGGGGTATCACAATTACTGGGAAGACCTTAATGCCAAGGATTATTGTATCCCACAAAATCGCAATCGTACCTTTATGGTTTCTACACTGCAGGATATCGACTATGAATTTCCTCGACCGATAGAACTTAGATTAGTGATGAAAGATATGCTCGATGAAACAGTCCCAGAGAAATACTATATTAATACTGAAAAAGCAGATCAGTTGATTCGGCAGCTCGCCGATAATGGAAAACTCGATGAGTTAAAGGAGAGTCTTTAACACAGTGAAGATTAATTACCGTATATTTCATAAACAAATCGATATTGCAAAAACTATCATGGCAAGAGATTATAAAGGGTTCGGTACATCTAGTGAGACACAAAATGGAGTTATTGAACGCAATAAGTACAAGATTGAGTGATGTTGCTTCAACAATTAGAGCGACATTATATAAGCAAGGAGAGCGGAATCTACTTAGGAACATACAAGACGGAAATGGCTACGAGGGTGTAATCGAGGTATGGTATGAAACAAACTACAGTGATATTAAAAAATATGGGGAGTTCAGATAAAAAGCGTATTCCAGATTGTTGGGAGTCTGATGTGGCAACAACGCTACTGAGTCGTGATTGGAAGGGATTAAGTAATTACGCATCGAATGGAGTAATAGAAATTGAAAGAAATAAAAGTTGAGCGTATCGGCAACCTATATGGATTTACTGGCGGTAGTTTTTCTGGGATGGTTTACACAGATAAAGGACTTGCACCATCTATCAATACCGCCGGTGGTGGCAATCGGATGCCAATTATTATTGAGGTGAAGCGTGATTGAGTTTGTAGTAGTAGCGTCAAGAGGACGAAATCCAGATAATCCGGCAGATAGACATAGTGGCATTCACACAGAACAACGACTAGAGCCAAATGATTCTGGAGTAACTAATACAATAACAAGCGTTGCTAAAGACAATTGGATTCTGGTGATTCGCCGTGATTAATTAATTCGCTTTAACATGGGAACGGAATGAATATGGTCGTCGTATACGCACTGCTTATGAGCATCACAACATTAAAGAGCAGCGTAAAAACATGCGTCAGCCTAAAATTCGTGAGAGAGGAATTTGTGGCACTATTAGTACCGTTTTACATGATAATCATATACTTGAGGTAACACATGAGCAAAAACAACAATGAAGATATAGTGAGGTTGGGCAATATCTATGGCTCACAATTTGGCACTGGCTATGCTGGTAATGTATGGGATATAAGATATCTTTGTCCATCACTTATGACAATGCAAGGTGGTGGGAGGCAGCCACATATATTAGAAATTAAAAATGATAAACGTGATACTTGAAAACTTTTACAAAAATAGGGGTATAAGAATATATAAGAATATATCCCCAACAATAAGGTCTGAAAGACATGGATTATTAGTATTAGACATGAATAAAATAAAAATTAAACAAGCAACAAAAACTGGTTGGATTGAGTGTGAAATAGGTGGTGTAGCAGATTTATCTTACCCAACTTCAAAAACTCGACGTGGAAGAGTCCAGGGTAACGGACAAATTGCACCAACTGTTACAGCAGAAACAACTGGAATTTGTAGAATAGAGGAGAATGATATGACAGATAAAGATGGTTACACATATCGTATTCGTAAGTTAACACCCTGGGAATGTTGGAGACTAATGGATATTGCTGGACCAGATGACATTAATTATAAAAGAGCAGAAGAAGTAAATTCTAATACACAATTATATAAACAGGCTGGGAATGGTATTGTTCGATCCGTACTTATGGGTATATTCTCGCAACTTGGAATTAAGGGTATTAAAAAATGGAACGATATGAGCGACGATCAGATTTACAACATGGTGCTAAATGGCTCGGTCAATTAATTAAATTGGGCAATGTATCAAAAAACCCAAAAAGTAAACTTGGATGTACATATTCAATAATGGGTGTTTCTCCTACAATTTGTGTAGGGACTCATGGGTATTGTATAGGTCATATTTTAGAAATTAATAATAAAAAATGAAAGAGAGGAATTAGTATGGAAAATATTAAGATGGTATCACCGTGGGTGGAGTATTATAGAAAGATTGAATCACTATTTGCACAAGATCAAAGTGTAAATGTCAAGTATGATGAATCTAGCAATACAATTAAGTTATTTGTTAAAGATCAGGAAAAGGCTGATGCATTAACACAGCTTCTACCTAATAGGAAAGAGTTTGGAAACATCGTGGTAAATATTGATGTAATTCCGGCGAATAAGGTTGAAACGCCAAAGGTTGATTTATTCCGCAAGGCTTTTGAAGGCAATGGAGCACTTTCATATATTGAGACAGTTAGCGGAATTTCTAGTAATGACTTTAATTTCGTGGTATTTCAGCCAGAAATTGTACAGTATTACAATGATGATCTTAGCGACATAAATGGTCTTCGTTCGACATTATACCAAGATATTGCAAAAGAAGTATTCGGCGAAAGAGATGGTATTTATTTCTGCACTGATAAATTGGAGGATTAATTAAATGCCATTTGAATACTGGACGTTACCTTCATCATAGAATAAAACAACTAGAATTGAGCGTTGTTATAAATCTGGAAAGTATATTGTATTTGTAAGAGACGACAAGAAAGAATGTAAGTATGATTTGGCTACTGGAGAAGTTATTGGATTTCGTGGAAAGCCAGTAAAGCGGTTAGCAAGTCAATTAAAAGATCTTACTTGTAAAAGATTATTTGAGATAATTGATAATTTAGCATATAGGCAATTTTTTGAATGGGTTTGGAAATGGCATCCGAATGGCAAAGCCTGGGTATTCTTTGAATATACGATGCCTAATTTTAAAAACTACGAGCAATATTTTACTTCAGGATTTACAAATATCGAAGGTCGATTGGAGTATGGGTTTAATGAAATACCTAAAGGATTATTTAAAATATGTAATACTTATGGAATAAAATTAACAAATAAATTAGTAAAAACATATATTGAAAATCCTAATATTTTTAATGTTTTGGTCGAGATGGATTTTGGTAAATGTTCTATAGATAAAATGATAGAAGCTGTGTGCTATGGATGTATCATTAGTAAAAAATATAAAATAGAAAAAACTGAAATTAATCCAAACAACTTACTTGAACGAAAGATTATAAATACCACGCATAAACAAAATGGCAGAGATTCATATTTTGTATCGCTTATAAATGATTTTGGTTATAATGCAAAACTGCTATTTGAATATGTTGATTCTATTAAAATAGGTAGGAGATTTAAAAAAGGGATATTCCAAGACATTTTTGATTATGCAGATATGATGACACAACTTTATGACAGTTATGATAGATACCCAGAAGATTTTAGTTATGCACATAAAAAGACTTGCGAAGAATATAATCGAATTACCATTTCATATGATGAAGTAAAATATTCACAAAGGAATGTCCTTGATTATGAGTGCGAAATAGATGGTTTTAAGTTTATCTATCCAAGAACGACACAAGAAATTAAAGATGAAGCAAGGCAACAACATAATTGTGTTGCAACATATATTGGAAGAGTGTTAGAGGAAGACTGCCATATTATGTTTATGCGTCCTATTGAAGATATAGAACATAGTTATATTACCTTGGAAATACGAACTAAGAGAATAGTCCAAGCAAAAAGAAAATATAATCAAGAACCATCAGACGAAGAATTGGAGGTAATTAAAAAATGGAATAAAAAATACAGAGATTTTAGATTGGAGTGATTAAATGTTTTAGTTATATAGATATACAGATACTGAAATTGATAAACTAACAAAATCAATGATTTATATATATGACACTCGTGAGCATGACGGCAAGAATCAACATATCTTAGATGCATGGGATAAAATGGGATTGCAATATAAGAAGAAGAAACTTGATTATGGTGATTACTCATTTATGATTCCTAAAAATGAAGAATTAGGCATACAAAGAGACTTGGATTTTTCACGGCAAATAGTGGTGGAACGAAAAGCTTCATTGGATGAACTAGCCGGAAACATGACAAAAGAACGGGAGCGGATAAAAAAAGAGTTCGCACTTGCACCACGAGAAAAAGTGCTTTTAATTGAAGGTGCGTCATATTCTGATATGCTGAACGGCAAATATAGATCTGATTATGCTGCGAAGTCATACTGGGCAACACTCCATAGTTTTTGGCATAAGTACAATATCCCATTTGTATTTATGCCGAATCCTACGGAGAGTGCATATTTTATAAGGGGATATTTCCAATATTGGTTGCGAAATTTCTTTAAATGATGGCATAAAAAATATAATGAAAAAAATTAAAAATAAGTATTGACTTTATATATACGACATGATATCATATCCAATGTGAGGGGAGTTAACACTCTTACATTTTATAATAAATAATAGAAATTAAAAGGAGAGATAGATTTGGAAGGTCTTGAAAGATTAAATGTGATGAAAGAAAGACTTTTTGAAGACCTTTAGGTAGAGCGGAAAATAGTAATGAACGGTCACGGCGGACGTGAGTGGGAGAGAGCACTTCGTAAGTATGACGAACTTGCTATTAGATACGACCAAATGAAGAAAGTCTTTGAGGAGTTAAAACTTGTAAATAAAGTTGATGAGATCTGATCAATCTCACGCTTTATAGATAAAAATTAAATATACAATTCAACTTGACACTTCGGAAAGACGAAGCCAGGATTTCTAGAGTCCTGGAATACTAAAAACAACAAAAGCATAAGGAGAATAATATGATGAGTTCAATTACTGATTGCAGAACTGTACCACCAAGACCGCAGGATTTAACAGTTGATAAGATTGTAAAAAACATGAGCGACATTAGAGTCGGTGACATAGTAACTTTTGAAAGTATGAAAGAATGCTATTCATCAGATCAGGTTGCAAGAAGCGGATATATCAGAGCAACTGGTGAAGTTGTTGAGAATTGCGGCGGATATCTGATGGTAAAGTTGCAGCGAGGTCTTCTCGAATCAGTAAATTACTTTGGTATCTATGCTGTAAACGGTTTGAGATTCCATGGTTATTCTTCAAAAGCGTTTTAAGTAACGAATGCGGTTGTGGCGCAATAGGCGAGACGCGGCGGACTTTTTCCTAACAAACTATAAAGAAGAGCCTTATAGTGGAAACATTATAAGTGCAGGTGGCTAATTCGGCGAAAGGTTAGGCAACGCCGAGCTAAATTAAATAAAAACAGGGACTCAGGGCTATGGTGTATGTCTTAATGTTGGGAGCGATAATACTCGTCCTGTTTTTATTTATAAATGTGTAGAGACTATATACCACCTACCCAAGTCAATGATGATATGGTAAAGACATAGTCCAGACTACAACACCTAATAGGTGGCTATGGAGACATAGAGTAGTAAGAAAATCCGCTACATTTAGAAACAATGTGGGTTCAAATCCCACCAGCCGCATCAAAAGTGGTAAAGAGTTCGCTATAGAACTTGGATAAAAATGATATAGCTCTGTCTCTCTGCCGGGAATTGTTTAATGATCTTATATCATGGGGTGAAACGATATATCCTCATCCACCACTAATGACTGACGCACCAGAAAATACAATTACTATGACAACAGCATAATAAACTTTCGATCAATTGGTTTCGAATTGTAGTGCGTTACAATTTCTCGGCTGTTGGAGATGAGAACGAGACTGGTTGATACGGCAAAAATCAACATCAATTCAAATCTCAGAAGATGAGGCGTGGATGTGGTAGATGGCGATGCAGACCAACCAATGGTGTCTAGGCATTGAGTAATTAGAAGAGATGAGAGTTGGTGTTGATGATTGTAGCGGAAATTAGCTCAGTAGGTTAGAGCGGTGGCCTTATAAGCCATGTGTCCTTGGTTCGAGTCCAAGATTTCCGATTTAATATTGGAGCGTAATTCAGTTTGGTAGAATGCGTGATTTGGGATCACGTTGTCGTCGGTTCGAATCCGGTCGCTCCAATTTGTTACCTATTTATGGTTACACATATATCTGGTAATAAAGGGGTGTCGCCAAAAGGTAAGGCATGGGATTTTGGTTCCCATATTTGTAGGTTCGAGTCCTACCACCCTTGTTTTGCGCAGTTATGGCACTGCGCCACATCCCTTAGAGGAGAAATTAAATGAGTCGCCCTGGCATACGGCATGTTCGCAATAGTATGCCATCTATACGGCGAGGATAGCTCAATTGGTAGAGCAGGTATTATGAATCTTGTATAAGGTTCGCACAGCAAATTTCTTTTTGGACTTGTAATCCCCGTGTCGTTGGTTCGAATCCAACTCCTCGCCATTAGCTCTATTTAGCTATGTAGTATTCATTGTGTTTTCATGGTGCCGACAACCTCCATAAAAAATATCGGCACCAACCTCGGAAGTTAGCCAAGTGGAAAGGCACCAGCATAAAAAAGTGGATCGTAGAGATTCATGTACAGCAATATTATATTTACAGTGGGAGCTGGTATCTCACGTTCGATTCGTGAACTTCCGATTTAACGTCACACACAGCAAAAATTTTAAAACAAGTCTTGAAAACTTATTTATTGTGACGTGGAAAGGTAGGTAAAAAATGGATTTTATTGAAGCAATGAAAGCGGAGAATAATCTTCGCAAGACGTTAACAGAAAATGGTGCAGTTGCATACGAAAGCACTGGCAAAGAAATTCTCAATTTCAACTTCCGTCTGTCTAGTTTTCGCAAGATGGATATGACAGAAATTAAAAAAGAGTTTGGGCGTGTGTATTACGAAAACCCTTTGCTTGCAGTAAAGTTTGTATTTTGGGTTGGGGACATCCGTGAGGGTGCTGGTGAGCGCAAAGTATTTCGTGCTTGTCTTATTTGGCTTGCAGAGCATAAACCAGAAGTAGCGAAAAAAATAATCTCACTAGTGGCGGAGTATAATCGTTTCGATTCACTTCTCCCACTGTTAGATACTGAACTTCGATATGAAGTTTCGACATATCTGAAAGATCAGATTAAAGCCGATAAAAAGAATCGCAAGGCTGGCAACCCGATCACTCTGTGTGCAAAATGGCTTGCAAGCATCAATGCTTCTTCTGAAAAGACTCGCCATTATGCTAAGATACTTTGTGCGGATTGGGGTTGGAGTTACAAGAAATACCGCAAGACTCTCGCAAAACTCCGCAAGTATCTGAATGTTGTAGAGTGTAAGATGTCGGCTAAAGAGTGGGATGAGATTGATTATAATACCGTTCCGTCTAAGGCGAATCTGATATACAATGACGCTTTTCTTCGCAATGATGAAGAACGTCGTCGTCAGTATCTTGGAGACCTCCAAAAGGGTGTGGCAAAAATCAATGCTGGAGTTCTTCAGCCGCACGAAATAGTGACTAATTACACAGAAGACGGTTGGTGGAGTAGTTCTGTCAAATATTATGACGAAACGCTTGAACAGCTTTGGAAAAACCTACCGGATATGACAGTATCTAATACTCTTGTCGTAAGAGATGGATCTGGTAGTATGTGTAGTGGTATTTCTGGAAGAACTACATGCCTTGATGTAGCCACTGCACTTACTCTGTACATGGCAGAGCATAACACTGGTGCTTGGAAAGATAAATTTATCACATTCAGTAGTAATCCAGAGATTATAGATGTATCGGCAGAAAAAACGCTCCATGATAAACTTGATAAGGTTTCTCATTATGGCGATTGCTCAAACACCGACATTTATAAAACAATGAAGCTCATCCTTAAAACCGCAATCAATAATCATATGACGCAGGAAGATATACCAGAGATGATTGTGATTTGCAGTGACATGCAGTTTGACGGTAGAATGTTTAATCTTAATCATACACTATTCGAAGATATTATCGATGAATTTGAAGCAGCAGGTTTTAAAATGCCGAAGATTTGCTTCTGGAATATCAACGATAGGAATGAAAAGACAATTCCACTTCAGCAGAATGACCTTGGACTTATCCTTTGCTCTGGCTTCTCCGTACAGATTATGAAGATGTTCATGAGCAACAAGCTTGATCCATACGAAATTCTTCTGGAGACACTAAACTCTCCACGATATAATGCTGTGGAAGAGGCAGTCTCTGGAGTAATATAATAGTTATTAACGGCACATACAGCAAAATTACTTTGAAAATAATGATAAAATTGGATAAATAATTTTCGTGCCGTGTTATTTAAAGGCGGGTACAGCAACTTTTATGGGATAGACTGTTAATCTATAAAACCAAACCCGCCTTGTTTTAGTTATCAAAGCCGAGGTTGTAGCGTCTGGGGCAATACCTTGGATGCAGTTAGTAGGCACATTCGCTGCATCACGCTGTACGGCATGGGGGATGTAGTTGGTGACTTACGGTGGAGAGGTTCGACTCCTCTATCCTCCGTGCGTTAACGTGATGCGGTCAACCGTTATATAAAGGAGAGAAGTATGATTCCAAGAATTTATATATGTCCAAAAGTAATATTAATCAGATGGTTACAATGGGAATGGATAATTCCTAGAATGTTCCCGGAGGATTGACAATAATGAATGAAATTAATATAATTGAGAGGAGTGATGACATATTAGTGCATACAGTGGTAAAGCAGATTTGTTTGACAATTTTGGCGATGCAACAGATGAAGAGCTTCAACATGCAAACATATATATTGGCGATAATATCGTACCGCTTCGCATCAACAACCAACACGATTTGGCACCATATTACCCATACATCATTAGCATGGGAGGATGGAGCAAAGGTTATGCCGAGATACATATCTCGAAAGAGAGTTTTATAGATGAAGAAGAAAGAGATCATCTAACGTGGAAACTTAACGATGTAAAGAGATACTGGCGAAGTTGTAAACGTAAGAAGATGCCATATGATACAGAAAAGGCGACGCAGATTATATCATTTTTTGGTATGCCAAATGGAATTGAGCAAGAAATTGCAAAACGTGTTGCAGAAGATGGTGAGAAAGCCACTATCGACGGTCTTCATGACTATATGCATGAGCTTTATCGATATAAATTATTAGATGAGATGATTCGACTTGGATGGGATAAGCGTCGTGCGAAGTTTTGGATTTGGAAAGATTGGCAAATGTTGATTGAGGAGGAAAAAGATGATAAGTAACGTTAAAGTTTACGGATTAAACGAGTCGCTTAAAGCGGCTAAATATCCAAAGGCGGTGAGTGTTGATAAGGTGGATGACACGCCAAAGCCATTTCATACATCATTAGGGTCATCTGCAATTGGTGCTGGACATGATAATTTTTTGTTAGGTATTGTTGTGCAGTTTGATCTTACTGCGACAATTAAAATGTGGACAGAAGCAGAAAGATATCATTTCTTAGATATAGTTTCATCACAATCTACGATGCATAAGATCCATCAGATGAGTATTGCGGATAATTGCATCGAGTATGTATCTACCAAAATTATCGAAGAAGTTGAACGATTCAAAGATGAATATAATACAAGACCAACACCAGATAACTTCCTCCGACTTGTATATTCAGTTCCAGTTGGATTTCAGTTAACAGCTGGTATGACAACTAACTACCGACAATTAAAGACGATATATTATCAACGTCGCAACCATCGACTTCCAGAGTGGAGAGAGTTCTGCAAGTGGATTGAAACGCTGCCAATGTTTAAAGAACTTGTATTAAACGAGGATAATAAAAATGAATGAAGCCCAGGCAATGTTAATTTTGCAAAACGAATTAGATAAACATAATAATAAAGATGATATATCAGATGCATATACCACTGCCATAAAAGCGTTACAAAGTATTATATCTGGCGATGCGATTGTATGTGGCAGAAATTATTGGATGGATTGTTACAAATTTTACCATGGTATATGGCGTACCGAAGATGACAATTTTAACAGAGAGAGTTTTAAAATTCAGAGGAGAGAAGAATGACTAAATTAGAAAGACATAAGAAATGGTGTGATAATCTTCACGCATTATATGAAATTAAAAATCAAGCATATGGCGACAGTTTCGGCGATACATTTAACAGGCTTGGAATTATTTCTGCGGTTACACGCATTACAGATAAATATAATAGATTGGTTAATCTGGCAACACATCCTGAAATCAATGAAAATGATGAATCTATTATCGATACACTTGCAGATCTTGCAAACTATGCAATTATGACTGCAATGGAACTTGGGATTGAGAAAGAAAATAAAATCGCCGATAAAGTAGTTGATGCTTTGGCGTACACGGAGTGAATTATGAAGTTGAAGATTTATATGGCTGGTCCATGTCGCCACGTCCCAGATGAGGGAAGAGCATGGAGAGAACAAGCCGCAAAAATGCTTGAGCAAGCAGCTGAGTGGAAGAATACACAAGTAGCAGTAATTAATCCGTTAGATTTTTTCACATATGCTGAAAATAAACAGAAATCGCACAAACAAGTTAAAAAGTTTTACATGAATAAAATTAAAACCTGCGATGTTGTCTTGTGTAATCTAGAAGGTACAGATTATTCGCCTGGTACTGCACAAGAAATACAATATGCAGTTGACCATGAGATTCCTATTGTAGGATTCGGTACTGATAAGGTTTATCCGTGGTTGTCGGATGTTGATTGCGATGTAACATTTGAAAAAATTACTGAAGCTGTTGATTACATCAGAGATTATTTTATGGAGTGAGTTATGAAACAGATTTATCTTAATTTCAAACATGACGATGTTGAAAAAGTAATCGGCATATGTAGGAGTTATAGAGAGTGGTTTGATGTTGACTTGAAGTTTGGACGGTATATAGTTGATGGATGCTCGTACCTCGGTGCTCTTAGTATTGCGGATCACATCGTGCGAGTATGTCCAGTGCCGGAAGATAATGAGAAAATTATTGCAAAGTTATTTGAAAAATTGAAGCCGTATGGCGCATATCTTGGAGAGGAGAAGTTATAATGAAAATAGTAACGAAAGATAAAAAGTCATTTAAAATAATTCCAGAAAACAAAACAACATATGGTGCCTCATTCCGTAAATCACTCAACGACGAAGTGACAAGCATTATGACAGACGAAGAACTTGAAGTTATGCCATTATTTATTCTTGAAGAGAATTTGTTTGGTTATAACACTGCGAAAGCTACGTGTGACGATAATGATGAGTTTAATGAAGAAATAGGTATAGGTGTTGTATCTGCAAAACTTGATAGGAAAAATCATCTTTGGATGGCAAAAAATTATGAACGTGCGTTGCGAGATATGAATTCAGCAATGAGAAAACTGGAAGATTTATGTGGCAAACATCTTAAAAAAGCCAGGGCGATTGAAAAGGATCTTGAAAACTATTACGGATGGAGGAAGAAGTAATATGAATGTAATTAAAAGAGATGGTCGAAGTGTAGAATTCGACAAAGAAAAAATCAAGCAAGCGGTTTTGGCGGCGTTTGTTGAAGCAGAAGGTGAAGTAACAACATACGCAAGAGATAAAGCCGCAGAGATTGCTAGATATGTTGAGTCGTTAAATAAAGACATGACAGTTGAAGAGATTCAAACAATCGTTGAAGATAAACTTATGGCAAGTAACCATAAGGATGTTGCAAGAGCATTTATTGTATATCGCAATACCAGAAGTAGAATTCGTGAGAGGAATTCCGCTTGGATGAAGGCGATTAAAGAAAAACTTGCAGCATCAAATGTTCAGAATCAAAATGCTAATGTTGACGAATACTCATTCGGTGGCAGAAAAGGTGAAGCAGATGCCGAGTTAACTAAAAAGTTAGCTCTCGATGATTATATGTCTGAGATGAGTCGAAACAATCATCTTAACAATGAAATCTACATCCATGATCTTGATTCATATGTTGTCGGCATGCATAACTGTTTAACGATTCCTTTTGATAAACTTCTCGCTAATGGATTTAATACTCGCCAGACAGATGTTCGTCCAGCACAAAGCGTGAACACAGCATTCCAGTTGGTTGCCGTACTGTTTCAGTTACAATCACTTCAACAGTTTGGTGGCGTTTCGGCGAGTCATTTAGATTGGACAATGATTCCATATGTAAGAAAAAGCTTTGCGAAACATTATAAAAATGGATTGAAATATATAGCAAAAATAGATAAACCTATTTGGTTTGACAGCAATGCGTCTAATCTTCCGATTGATGCACTTGAATATCAAGAATATCCAGAAGTATTGGAATATGCTAATGATATGACAGTAAAAGAAACATACCAAGCAGTTGAAGGACTTTATCATAATCTCAATACCCTCCAATCACGTTCTGGGAATCAGTTACCTTTCACATCAATTAATTATGGGACATCAATTGCTCCAGAAGGTAGACTTGTTACAAAAGCATTGCTTGATGTATCCATCAAAGGTATAGGCAAACTTCATAAAACTCCGATTTTCCCATGTGGTATCTTCCAGTGCATGAAAGGTGTCAACCGTGAACCTGGAGATCCGAATTATGACCTTTATCAACTCGCTCTTGAATCCACAGCAAAGAGGCTTTATCCGAATTACGCCAACGTCGATTGGAGCGGAAACACCGGATATGATAGAAATGATCCGAAAACGTATTTTAGTACGATGGGATGTCGTACCGCAAATGGTATGGATATTAATGGTTTTGGGCAGCTTAAGGATGGCAGAGGTAATATTTGCCCGGTAACGATTATTATGCCGACGCTTGCTATGGAAGCACCAGGTGAAGTAGGAAATAAAAATATTGATGTATTTATGGGCATTCTCGATCAGAAGATTCACGAAGCCAAGGACATGCTCATTGAACGGTTCGACTGGATTTGTTCTCAATCACCAGAATCTGCTAAATTCATGTATGAAAATGGTACGATGGAAGGGTACGTGCCAGAAGAAGGTATTAGGTCTGCACTCAAACATGGTACTATCGTAATTGGGCAACTTGGACTTGCAGAAACACTTCAGATTCTTATCGGATGTGACCACACAGAAGAACGTGGTATGGAACTCGCCAAGAGGATTGAACAGTTATTTAAAGATAGATGTGCAGAGTTTAAACAAGAATATAAATTAAATTTCGGAGTATACTACACACCTGCGGAGAATCTATGTTATACAGCAATGAAAAAATTCCGTGCCAAGTATGGAGAGATACCGAATGTATCGGATAGAGATTTCTTCACGAATTCAATGCATGTGCCGGTATGGAAGGAAGTATCTCCGTTTGAAAAGATTGATATTGAATCGCAGCTTACTGGATACAGTAGCGCGGGATGTATAACGTACGTTGAACTTGATGGCGGCGTAAAAAATAATATCGAAGCGCTTGAAACAATTGTTAACTACGCTATGGATCATGACATTCCGTATTTTGCGGTAAACGTGCCAAATGACACATGCCTTGAATGTGGTTACACTGGGGAGTTTAACGATAAATGCCCAATGTGCGGAAGCACACATATTCAGCAGTTGCGTAGAGTGACAGGCTACCTGACCGGCAATTACAAGACAGCATTTAATAAAGGTAAGCAGCAAGAAGTAGAAATGAGGGTGAAACATACATGAAAATAGCTGGATTAATCAGAAATGATGTAGTCAATGGCTATGACGTATGCGTAAGTGTTTGGGTTCAGGGGTGTCCGTTCCACTGTGACGGATGCCACAACCCACAGACATGGAGTTTCGGTACTGGAATTGAAGTCGAAGAAGATGCTTTTATCGAAGAGGTCATAGCGGCGATTGGAGAGAACGGCATTAACAGGAATTTATCGCTATTAGGTGGTGAGCCGTTATGTGAACAAAATTATGTATTTGTTAAAAAACTTATTAATGATGTAAAAAAACAATACCCAGATATCAAAATTTTTATTTGGACTGGTTATAAATGGGAAGATTTGACACGAGAACAGCTTCGTGTGGTTGTCCTTGCAGATTCAATTATAGATGGTCAATTCGAGCTAAGAAAGAGAGATATAACACTTCCGTTCCGTGGATCATCTAATCAGCGTATCATCAATGTAAAAAAGACGCTTGAAACCGGGGCTATAGTTACATCGGAGAAACTTGTATGACGATGATTATATGCGGTAAAGATTGCGAAGGCTGCGCCCATTTCACCTCAATCGATGACACCAACCCCGGTCGCATCAAAGTGTACTGTGACTATTCGGATCGTTGGAGGTGGTGGGGGCAAGCCCTACCTTGTGAGAATAAAATTAAAAGGAGAGAAGATGATGAACATTTACATCAAAAGACATAACCAAAAGTTAATCATGCCGGAACAAATTCCTGGCAGTGATTGGATCGATTTACGTGCAGCCGAGGATATTTGGATTCCAGAAGGCGAATTCGCACTTATTGATCTTGGCGTATCAGTTGATATGCCATATGGATGCGAAGCACATGTGATCCCAAGAAGTAGCCTATTTAAGAATTTCGGACTTATACAGACAAATTCGATGGGATTGATTGATAATAGTTATTGCTCCGACAATGACCGTTGGAAATTCCCAGCATATTGTCTCCAGGGTAGAGATTTTGTAGACGGTAGAAAAGGCACGATAGTACATCTCAATGACCGTATTTGCCAGTTCAGAGTTGTTGAAAATCAGCCATCAATCACTTTTAGAGAAGTAGATAGTCTTAGTGGAGTAACACGAGGTGGTTTTGGTAGTACGGGGGTACAGTGATGATGACAGAAGAACAGATTAAAAAATCACAATATATAGTTGATAAACTTGATAAAGCACTCGCTGATGACCAATATTATGAAGGAGCTTGGTATACAAGATACGGACGTAATAAAATTGAGTTTTCCGCATCTGTTAAACAAGTTCCACGATATAAATATGTATCATGCGAAATAACGCTCGATGATTTAAATGATTTAGATAGTATCGTAGAGCAGCTTATCAACGATTGGAAACAATCAACATCGCCGGAAGATATTAAAAAGTTTGAGAAGTTTATAACGTTTGGAGAAAAATATGGATGGGATTAAGGAATGTTATAAAATACTTGGAGCAATAACGATAAATATAGCAGCAATAGTATTTACAATATACACAAATCCTATTGGCGCTATAATTTTACTTATAGGTAATATAATTGGACAAATTTTATTCGAGGAGGCTTATAATAAATGAAATTAAAACATATAAAAGATATTAGAGAATTTTTTAACGTAATTGATCAGTGTACAGATAAGGTCGAACTTGTCGGCCCAGACATTCGGCTAAACCTTAAGAGCAAGATTGCTCAGTTAGTTGGGCTTGCAGATATTCTTGCTGGGGGCAATGAAATCGAAGAACTTGAGGTAATTGCATATAACCAAGAGGATGTTCTGAGACTGATTAATTATGTGGCAGGAATGTGATATGGAAAAGCGGTTATTAAATGTTAAAGAAACAGCAGAGTATCTCGGCATTGGGTTAACCAAGTGCCGAGAACTTTTGCGTAGTAAGAATGGATTTGGGCTTCAAATTGGTAATAGATGGTATGCAAACAAGGAATTATTAGATGAATGGTTAAGAAATATCTCGAAATGACAAACAATAATACATATGGTATAGTAACTCCGTGTTTGTATGCCCTTGATTTACCAAGAAAGGAGGATAGATGGGTAAATCGCTAAAGGGCAAAGAGTTAGGCGTAGGTATATCTCAAAATAAAGATGGAACATATGTTGGCAGATTTATTGACCGATTCGGCAGACGTAAAGCTTTTACTGGCAAAAATCTTACCGATGTAAGAAAACGCCTTAATGATGCCAAGTATCTTGATCAGCAACATCTAAACTGCGTTAATGACGGGATAACATTAAATGAATGGTTCAATACGTGGGAAGAAGTCTGCAAGGTTAATTGCCGTGATACTACATTGAGAGCGTATGAATCAGCGTACAAACGTATTAAAGATACTCTTGGTAATATGAAGATTAGAGACCTTAATCTAGTTAATATTCAAAGAGCGTTTAATACACTAAAGACTGATTGCAGCCGCAAGAAAACAAAAGATGTTCTAGTAGATATATTGAATTGTGCAATAGATGCTGAGATAATCATTAAAAATCCGGCACTAAAAGTGAGAACCACCATTAACGGCGATCCCAAAAGAGAACGACATATACTATCTGATCAAGAGATTAATCTCGTACTAAATAAAGCGAAAGAGACAAAAAACAAGTTATACCCAATATTAGTAGTTGGTTTTAATACTGGTATGCGTATCGGCGAGATACTTGGGCTTAAATGGGACAACGTAGACTTCAATAATAATATCATCCATGTAAGACACACATTGGCTTATGTCTATTCAAAAACGAATGCACACTTTACTTTAAATCCGCCAAAAACAAAAGCTGGTGTGCGAGATATCCCAATGACTAAAGTTGTAAAAATCGCACTATTGGAACAAAGGATGTATTGCAATGTTTTAAACAGCAGGCATCATCCAGATGAAGGTTTTGAAAATTTAGTTTTTCCTGGGACTCAAAATAAGCCGAGGGATTCATCCCATATAGGTAACAGTATCAATAGCATACGCAATAAAATATTAAAAGATGGGAATGAGATTACTTATTTCACATCACATGATATGCGACATACATTTGCGACAAAATGTATTGCCAGAGGAATGAAGCCGAAAGTATTACAAACAATTTTAGGTCATCAAAGTTTAACCATGACGATGGATTTGTATTGTCATGTTGAAGATGAAACCATACGAAATGAGATGGCATTATTCGCATCTCTTGCTTAAAAATCAATTGGTTTGTTAGTGGCTTCTTCGTCTGTTTAAACAAATTTTGTACCGCATGGTTGACAGTCAAAATGCATTATCGCAAGAAGTATGGTATAAAATAATACTAAGCAGTTTAATAATATATAAATGCATATATAATATTTGCAATAGCATATAAGTCCAAAAATGGCGATTTTCGCAAATTATCGCAAGTTATCACATCATTTTAAATAGATGGTTATATCAATGGCATACAAACACATTTGATTGAAAGTAGAAATATGCACCAAATTTTTTGATTCATATTTGTGCATTTCAATTAGAACGGTAAAAAATGGGGAACATCACAAGGACATTCCCCACATTATCAAACTCTTAACATATCTACAACAAGTTTTATCATTTCTACTGCATAATCCACATCTTCTTTAGTCGTATCAACTCCAAGTGAGAATCTCAATGAGCTTTGTGCTTCATCTTTAGTTAATCCTATAGCGGCCAATACATGACTAGGTGACGGATCTCCGTTATTGCAAGCAGAACCAGCAGAGCAGTATACTCCCATATCTGATAGTAACTGTACTGCACTTTGCGCTCCAACACCTTCGAATGTGAAGTTGATGTTATTCGGTAATCTGTTGATTAGACTTCCATTTAATTTAACTCCAGAAATTTCATGAATAATTCTTTCGATAAAATGGTCACGCAATCCTTCTACATATAAATCATTATCATGCAAAGTAATCATCATATCACTTCTATCAGCTGCGATTCCCATACCAACGATTCCTGGTACATTTTCAGTTCCAGCACGTAGTTCTCTTTCCTAACCGCCGCCATGAATATGTGGAATGATATCAACGCCATTCTTTACATATAAGAATCCCACACCTTTTGGGCCACCGAATTTATGTCCAGATGCAGACAGTAACTGCACTCCAAGGTCATTAACATTCATTCTAACATGCCCATACGCTTGCACAGCATCTGTGTGAAATAACACTCCATGCTCTTTACAGATAGCGCCGATTTCTTTGATAGGCTGAATAGTTCCTATCTCATTATTTGCCGTCATGATTGATACTAGGATTGTATCATCCCTAAGTAATTCCTAAATATCTTTTGGATTGATATATCCTCGCTCATCCGGCTCAACATAACTAATATCGAATCCTTGTTTTCGTAACCATCTGCAAGATTTTAATATAGCCTTATGCTCAATCGCAGATGTTATGATATGTCTCCCATACACTTGATATTCATGTGCAATCATCTTCAGCGCCCAGTTGTCAGATTCTGATCCGCCAGATGTGAAATATATTTCTTCTGGCAGACAACCAAGCGTTCTTGCGATTTTTCCACGAGCGTCCTAAATCATTTCTTTCGCATCAAATCCAATCTTGTATAACGAAGAAGGATTTCCCCAGGAATCACGCAAACAATTATAAACTGCGTCTGTCACTTCCGTGTATGGTTTTGTCGTAGCGGCGTTATCTAAATATACTTCTTTTTTATCCATTATATAATCTCCTTAACGAAAGCACTTATGCCTTTCTTTTGTAGTTGCGCCACAAAGGCTTCGGCATTTGTTTTACCACTATAATATCCAAGCTGAACTTTATACATACCGTCCTCAATTCTCTGTACTGGAGAATACCCTTTTTTCTTAAGCATCGCTACTTGCTCATTATATTTTTCTATCGTACTGTATGCACCAGCCTAAACGATATAATGCGCTCTATCCTTGAGTCTTAATATATAAACTGGATGCATGGATTTATGTGCAAGCGCACCTATCCATTTTGTGAATTTCGCACCTTCACCAGACCCATGCGCCCACGCTCCACCAGAGTCGAAACTTTTTCCACCACCAACATATGCATTTGTATGATGGCATCCTCTATATCCAAGCAAAATATCTCCATCGCATAATAAGCCAGCGTTATATAACTAGGACACAGACTTTCCTTTTGTAGGTATAATATCAAAATACTTTTTAGCTTCTGCCTTTGCGTTACTATTACACCAAACAATCTTTCCGCCCCCACCGTACCAACTCAACGCTTTTGCTGGTACTCCTGCAATTTTAAGCGCCCACTAAACACCATCAACACAATTTATGAGGTATTTACCTTGCTTTCGTGCTTGGGCGAAATTCTTCGCTTTCTTTGATGTGCTATTACAATACTTCCACTAATGTCCGGCTTTTATATCAGCCTTCATAGTGGCGTTCATATACTTTAACGCATCGATAAACTTCTCATTTAAATGTTTTTCAGCCATAAAATCACCAATCCCTTTCTTAGGTAATGGCTTTGATAAAAGCATCAAAACCTTCCGACCTTAATTGAGTTACTCGTTGTGCAGCCACGTTTCTATCTTTGAAAGATCCGCAATATACATAGTAGTTATTACCGACTTGCTCGTAGAAGCAGTTAATATCCAATTTCTTTTTAATTTTTTTAATGAGTTTATCACGCTTTTTGATGGTGCTAAAACATCCCACCTAGACCCTATAGAAGGTTGTTTTCGGCGTTGTAGAGGATGGGGTGGTAGATTGTGTAGGTGTGACAGAAGATGGCTTCTACGTACCTTTATTTGCGTCAGAAGAGGTGTTCTGATTCGTACCAGATGCCAACGTAGCCATTGCCTATTTATCATACTTAGTAAGGTTATACTAATTGATAATCCTCATATTTGAAGATATATAAGTTGTACCAGTAGCATATCCACGTTTCGATATAAGAGTAATCATCTTTTCTGGGTCTGTCATACCAACCACATCTCTATATTTATATTGTGTTGCACTAAGTTTTACATGTGTTAGGAATAATTCGTAATCAAGAATTGAATACGCATAGTTTGGAAACACTCTAAACGCAGCCGTGATAGTAGTGGGAACTCCACCATAGACTTCTGGCGTTCTTTTTGAAAACTTAGTTCCATCCCATACAGTCTAATCTTGCCATGTAGAATTAATTAAGTCTGCTTTTTGCCCAACAAGGTTTGACCTTTTAGTTAATTCAATAGCGTCCTACGCAGTACCAAAACCATTTTCAAGACAACACTGGCTAATAACTACAGATGGCAGAATTCGTGTATATGGATATAATTTCACCGCAATTTCTGCAACCTTATTTAAATAATCTTCCTTAGAACTTGGCAGTCCTTTGTAATCTGGGAGAGTAGCTAATAAAGCAAGACTTTCTTTCTTGTTTTGTTTGGCAATCACCGTATCTACAGATGGAAGACCTTTTGATGTGTACTTTGCTTTACCGTCAAGCGTAAAAACTGTATAGCCAGGATTTTCATTGGCACATTCTACGGCTTTATCATAATAAACGAATGCGCCCTTTTGAGATTTTTCATTATCCCACGTAAGGCGAACTTTATATTTTATCTCCTCAACCTTACCACCAAGTCGCTTTGTCACTTCAGTTGCGATATTACCAAGACGATTATAGATATAATCACCAGGACATTCCTTCGATGCGAACCAACGATGAACTGTAATCACCATTTCATTTGCTTTTGGCTTATAGTTTAAAGTTTTATTTTTATCTCCAAACCATAAAAGAACTGTCTTTCCGTTCCTTTTGCAAATATCCACACATAATTCAATCAATTTGTTATAAACTCTATCATTAATAGCGTAAGGATGTGTTCTATCCGACGCACATTCAATCGTTACTGCACGTTGATCATTTGCGCTAGAAGAAGAACACCAAGACCTTTGATTTTCTGGGACACACAACATGACACGTCCATCAGTACCGATTCCATAGTTGCATGAAGCCTATGCTGATTTATGGTCAAAACATGCACCTATTGTTTCTACGGACAACTATCCAACAACACAATGAGGCGTGATTCTGTCAATAGCCATTGTTCTTTGTCCAGAATTGCATGGACTTAGCCTTGTATAACTCACTAAAGGACTATTACTCATATTCTTACCTCCTTAAATAAAAAAGCCATACTAAAATATTTCATTTAGTATGGCCTATAATTAGTTTTATTTTTTAGTAACTACTGAAATTTGATTAGAATCTAATATAATATAATCTTCATAATACATCCATGTTAAACGCTCTTTGGTTATCGGATCTTTACCAGCATATTTATCAAATTTCTGAGTTGCCTTATTATGTTTACATGATTCAATTATATATCCAGAAGAAGCAAGACCTGCATATTCCTATGCCTCTTTTAAAGTATTGAAAATTTTTTCGTTATTTACACAAATAACTTTCCTCTTCTGTTTTAATAATTTCATATCTGGGATATCATCTTTTTTATCGACATAATAGTCTATATCACAAAATCTCCATTTAAAACCATACGCTGATTTTCTTTTACCTTTACAACAATCAAGTATTGATCCGCAATCTTTTTTGCCACAGTATCTAGCAGCATCAGATGCATTTTCGAATCTCTGATAAACGGTTTCACCATCTAAATCAATTTGTAATATTGGTTTTTGTATATGTTTTTTTCCATCTAAATTGTATTTACCAGGAGAATCATCATCTGCATATGTCCATTGATATCCATATGCTAAATTTTTATTAATACAAGCCTATCCAATGCTTTGATAAGATCCGTTTATAGCATTAGCAGCATCAAGCAATGTACTATACTGTGCTATAAAATTCCCTTGCAAATCATACTAACAAACTGGTATGGCTTTAATAGACCCTCTTTTTTTGACTCTGATATAGAGTAAGACGTATTATTTTTTAGAACTCGATTTATAGTATTAGTGCTATGCCCAGTTTTTTCTTTAATATCTCCAATCGTTTTACCAGAATCCCATAATTGATTAATGATTAATTCATCTTCGGTAGGAATTGAAATACATGATAAATTACCACCTCGCGTTAAATTATAACCAAAATTTGAATCATTGGCATGATAATATTCTATCCAGTATATTTCTTTATCATTTAATAAATTATGTGGTATACCTTCTTCAATACATTCTATCGTAAAATTATCTGCTCCATATTTTCTAATTGCTTTTCCTAAATAAGGAGATCCTTTCTAATGCATAGCACTATTAATATGCTGATTAAATCGATGCTATATAGAATTAATTGTTTGACCAATATATATTTTACTATTTACAAGATTAGTGATTTTATATATTATTCCAGTCCGCATAATAATTTTTTACTCTATAATTTTGTCTACAATTTTATCAAGTTGCTTCGTTGCATAATCCTACATTGAATCAAAAACATGTTGGACTATGAGAGAAATCGCCTACTCTGTAAAGAAAAGTTTCATAGGGGCGGGCAGTGCGTTGTGAAGTGCGACCACAACAAAATTAAATTTTTCAGAACCTGCCTTACTTACATCCTTATAATCCTCTTCGGCTTTATTGATAAAATCTCCAGCCTTATTGATGAGGTTAGTTTTAGTGCGGATATAACTGCACAGAAAACCAAAGATTACCATAAGTGCAGTCATTACAATACTATAGATATTAATTCCACTCATAACTCATTCCTCCTTATTAAAAAATTATTCACCATCAGTTGGCTCATCGGTAGGTTCAGTCGGCTCAGTTGGCTCTTCTGGATCTGGCTCTGGTGTTGGTTCTGGTTCAATTTCATGTATATAGCACTGATTCATGATAACTCTGCCATCAGATGTGATAAGAGTAGCGGAGTGCTATGGAAGCTCACTAACTGCGGCCGCTGCCAACACTTCATGATATTTTGCTTCTGCCTTAAGTCTAGCTTTGGTCGCATTTGCATCATATGCAAAATGAACAATATGACCAAACTCGCCATTTAAATAACGCTGTATTTCAAAAATATAATATTGATTCATAATAATTTCCTCCTTAATATGTTTATTATGTTCCTGCTATAAAATCATTTCTTCCTGTGGGTGATGTCAAAAATGTCTGACTTATTATGTCATACATTCCAACTTTCTAATCACTCTTTCGTATACATGGAATGAGGTACATTTTGTATACGCCATTATTTTTTATCCAAAATTCAGCAATACTACCAGTGTACCTAGTTGACCAATTCCGTCTTTCACATATGTATAAGTCTGTTGCAGTCCCATCTAGTGCTGCTTCGTATGGGCTTGCGAACGTCTTGTCGTTCGTGTACATAGTACCGTTACTATCAATATCTACGTCATACCATTGCCCCGCCACATAATCTGCTGTTGCACTCACTGTAGTAGAATTAAAATATCTGTAATACCACCCTGTCGAACTAAAACCGCCAACCATAATAAGTTGATATGTTCCAGCTCCCGCTGAAAGAATCGTACCGCTACCTACTCCATTAAATCTTATATGAAATTCATCATATTGTGCGGGCATATAAGTAGTTCTTAATACCTGGTTGCCATCTGCCGTTATATATGGAAGTTTTTCATATTCGCGTGGTAAATATAAATGATTTGCATAATATTTTACATTAATATTTGTATTACCATCAATCCATACATTATTTTCTCCAACTAAAGCTTTAATATTTTGATCAATTGGATAAGTGCCACCAATATATGGTTCTTCACTAGATGTACTTATTCCACGTACAAGTTTACTCTATTCAAGAATTAACATATCTGGATATGTCGTGAGAAGTAATACCTGAAAAGACACAAATCTGCACGTAGCATCTGTCATAAAATTAAACAGTACGCCTGCTGTTGAGATTGGACTGGTTATCCTACGAATGAACTGCTTGTTTGCATCCCATAAATATACCCCAGTTCGTGCTGAAGCCATAGTATGGGAATATTTTAGATACAAAGTATAATTGTGATTTGGTAATACAGGAATTAAATCTGTATGACCAGTGCCAGTAGATGATTGTAAAACACCAGAGTCATTATAATAACCACTTATTATATTTATATTAGGTGACAACATATTAGCACCAGTTCTTGTTATTGTCGTATTAGAAGATAATTCAGACGTATTAACAATAAGTTTTTTATTTGTATCTGTATAAAAATTTGCAATTGTCCCAGAAGTTGTACAAGCATAAGGCGCCTTAACCATCATCTCGCGTCGCAATTCCATTAAACCGCCCATGTTGTCACCACCCCATATATACCATCAAGAATATTAATTTCATAGATGGTATTTGCTTCAAGTACAGAAGCGTCAAACCAATCAGGCATTTTTACCGTGTTTGGTAAAGTTAATACTGTAACTGTACTTCCAGATGTAAATCGTACATCACATATACCAGATGCACATGGCGTAAATGACAGACTCGTCACCTCGCCGCAAATATACCTTGTGTCCGCCTTGGCTGTAATTACTGGAGTTGCGCCAGATACATTAGTCACAGTTGTCCCTTTAGAATTCAGTGTGATCGTTCCGTTGGAATAACTCAAACTCATATTTGTTCCCGCTGCAATCTTCGACATTGCTTCTCGTACAGTTACGGTCCAAGTTCCTGCAGATGTTAATTTGTATACATATACTTGATCACCTTGCTATGATGCACTATGCGAAGATACCGAACGGTAATATTGAAACTCAACATTGGTCGGTGCGGCTCCATTATCCACATAAGCCATAAATGCGAGACGGGTCTGCGATCCAGTAGCTGGGTTGCTATTCGATGATGCCCTACAGTAGACCACTTTATTTGCATTATACGCCGTAATGAAATCATTCCATGTAGAAGAGCCATAAGACAGAATTGTCATTCCAGTGATGAATCCACTGTCATTAGTTAAATCGGATGTCTTTGTTGGAATATCTGTATCATCTGGCAGTGCTCCAACTTCACTTGCAGTATAGGTTGGTTTATTAGCAGCTTTTGCCCACGCTGGTACAGTTGGATCGGTTTCAGCTGTAAGATATCCAGAATCGTTGGTTAAATCCGATACTTTTTTGGGAATAATTTTATCTATATAATTCTTCACCGCCTATAGCGACGATTTTAATTGTTGTAGTGTGATTAACAAAATCTCACCTCATTTCTATAAAAAATACCACCGCCAAAGCGAGGGTATTATATATCATTAATATTTATTTATTGTTATATTTATATTTTTGTGTTGCTCCTCCCTTATTTAATCAGTTACCGAAAAGCACCCTTGAAAATATAGTGCTTCATTGCATGTGCAATGTGTGATACTACAATACTGTACTGTAATGTCTCGCCCATTGACTCCCTGTGCTATGCTGTCCATAGGAGGTGATTATATGG